GTCCACGGTCATCTGCACGACCTTCATGACGCCGAAGCCGTCCAGCACGGCCGTGAGGTTGACCGTCGTGCCTCCCCCGTTGCTCTTCGCCAGGATGTCGGTCAGGCCGGACTGGTTGGCCAGCTCCTGCGCCCGGCCCGGGTTGGTGAGCGGGAGGACGACCTCCCGCTTCCCCTTCTCGCCGAGCAGCGCGACCGTGGGGCTGTCGATGATGCCGCCGCGCTCGAAGTGCGGCAGGCGCGGCAGACTGATCGGGATCTTGTCGTCGATGTCGGCGATGCCCCGGTTGATGCCGTCCACGATGCGGTTGATCCCGCTCTTGATCGTGGACACGATCCGGCTGCCGATGTCGCTCGCGAAGTTGCCGATCTCGCTGAACCCGTCGCCGATCTTGTGGCCGAGCGACCGCGCCGCATCGAGCAGCATCGGGCCGATGGCCTTGATCCGGCCGGGGATCGAGCCGATGAACTCGCCGATCGCATCGATCCCGCTCGATACGAAGGACTTCGCGGCCTCGAAGCCGTCCCGGAAGAAGCCGCCGATCAGGTCACCCAGACTCGACAGGGCCGAGGTGACCTTGTCCGGCAGCGAGAACAGGAAGTCCACGATCGAGTCAAAGGCCTGGCCGATGAAGTACGGCAGGCCCAGGATCACGCCGATGACCTGCCCGATTCCCTCCAGGATCCGATCAGGTAGGGACGTGAAGAAGCTGACGACCTCATCGAACGCGGCGGGCAGCGTGTCCGTGAAGAAGCCCACGATCGAGTCGATCACGCCGCCGAAGAAGTCGCCGATGCTCGACGCCGCGTCCTCGATCCCCGAGCCCACGCCCGAGAAGAAGTCCACCACGGAGTTGAACGCGTCGAACAGGAACTTGGCCGCGTCGTTCGCGAACTCGATCAGCCCGGCGAACGCGTGCACGGTCAGGATCACCGCGTCGCCCAGGAACTTCACGGCCTGGACCATCACGGCGATGAACTGCTTGCCGTCCGGGCTCTTGAAGAAGTCCGTGAGGTCCTCGATGGCGGTCTGGATGTCCTTCAGAAAGCCCTGGGAGCCCTCCTTGACGTCCTGCCCGCCGAAGATCGCGCCGATCAGCGGGCCGAGCGACTTCACCGTGTCGATGAGCTGGCCACCGATGTCGATGGCGTTCTGGAGGAACGTCTGGAACTGGCCGTTCTTGGTGATCTTGTCCAGCCAGCCGGAGAACTCCTGGATGCCCGAGCCCAGGCCCGCGAAGATCTTCTCAACGAACGGCAGACCGGCGGCGGTCACCCGGCCCAGCGACGTGAACAGCCCGAGTAGCACCGGGGCGAAGCCCGAGACGATGCGCCCCGTCGTCTGGAAGAGGGCCTGGATGCCCTTCACGGCCTCGCTGCTGCGCAAGATCTCCGTGAAGCCCCGGAAGAATTGCCCGAACGACCCTGCCACGGTCTTCAGGCCCGTCGAGAGCACGGGAAGCAGGGTCTTCAGCAGCGGCTTGATCTCGCCCACGAGCGGGGCGAAGAGCGACTGCTGCACGGACTTGCGCAGGGAGTCGAACTGCCCCTTGAAGCCCACGAACTCCTTGGCCACCGACTTCGCGGCCGGGGCCAGGCTCTTGAGCGACTCGTTGAACTTCTTCGTGTCGCCGGACAGCCCCGCGCCGACCGCCTCGCCGAAGCCCTGGAAGCCGATGACCAGCGGGGCGATCGCGGCCCCCGCCACGCCAGCCGCCGCCGGGATCGCAAGCAGGATGCCGGACAGGTGGACGAGCGCGCCCGCCAGCGCGAACACGGCGGGCACGGCCGCCACGATGGCGCCGACCTTCAGCGCCCCCGTGATGTCGCCGCCGCCACCGAAGAGCCCACCCAGCGCGCCGCCCGCCTGGCCCACCGTGTTCTGGATGCCGGAGAGCCCCTGATTGACCTCGCCCTTGATCGAGCCGAACAGCTCGCCGATCGAGCCGAGAAAGCCGGACCGCTGCGAGCCGCCCGAGAAGAGCCGCCGCACCGTGGCGAACAAGCCGCCCGAGAGCGCCTTGCCGCCCTCCTCCCCCGCCTTCTTGAACTCGCTCTTGCCCCTGCTCTTGAAGCCCTCTCCGGCCCTGTGAGCGGCCTCCTCGCCGCCCTTGGCGGCCTTGTCCTCCAGGTCCTTGAAGTCGACGCCCGCCACGCCTTCCTTGAAGGCGGCCTTCAGCTTCGTGCGCAGCTCGGCAGGGAACTTCGACAGGTCGGCGCGGACCTCGACGAACGCCTTACCGAGCTGGGGCATGCCGATAGTCTATGGGGCTGTTGACCTCCTGCGGATCAGCCCGCCGGGCCGCCGCCCTGGAGGTTCTGGAACGCGGACATGGCCGACAAGAAGTCGCCCGCCGCGTCGACTTCTTCAAAGGCCTCCTGCACGGTCACCCCGGGCGGTGGCGTGTCGAGCTGGAAGTCGAACTTCGTGCGCGCCGACTCGTCCTCGCAGTTGTTCTTGCCCCGGTAGTAGATCGTGTTCCAGAACGCGCCGATGGAAACCTTGTCCAGGTCGACGCCGCGCTCTGTGAGCCATCCGTGGATCTGCGGCCATGCGTCATCCTGCGTCGCGGCCATGATGAGCCGGGCCGCCTTCCACCACGGCTGGCCCACGGCCGCGCTCAGCGCGTGCCGCCAGCCGTTCGCCAGCTCCTCGGGGTCCAGGTCGCCGAGGAGCACGGACCGGCGCACGTCCGCCTGGTCCTCGTAGTCGAACAGGCCGGGCACGATCGCGCCCGCGTCCTCGGAGAGAACCGCCTCGATCCAGTCTGCGGCCGGAAGCTCGGGGATGGTGTAGATCCAATCCCCGAGCTGAACCTCAATCGCGCAGGGCCGCAGTGAAGCGCCCGCGTCCACGGGCTACCGGTTCCGCACCCGGGAGGCGACCTTCTTGGCCGGGGCCTTGCGCGGTGCCGCCCGGCGCGCCTCGCGGTTCTGGCCCCCGGCTTCCGGCGCCCAGTGCTGAACCATCTCGATCGCCAAGCTGAAGAAGTCCTCCAGCTCGATCGAGCCGGAGGCGAGCCCGTGCATGACGTACGCCCGGTCGTCGGGCTGCACGAAACACGTCTTGATCACCGTGCCGAAGTTGAGGCACGCCTCGGCCTTGAGCTGGTCGTCCTGTTCGTGCGCGAGGTCCGCCATGCCGAGCACGACGAACATCTGTCCGGCGGTCGGCTCCCGGAACACAACGGTGCGGTCCGCGATCTTGAAGCTGGCAGTGTCGCGGCCAGGGTCTGGGGTATTGGCCATGCCGCGATCGTACGTCAGAAGTCGCCGGTAGCCGCCGCGCGCCCGAGCGGCACCACGATGAAGCCGCGCCCGCCCGCCACCTGGTCCAGCGCCGTCATGAGGAACGGCCGGGCCTTCGTGCCGGGGTGGTTCACGTAGCCCTTGCCGATGAAGAAGATGCGGCCACCTGGAGAGATCTTCCCCTTGCCCTTGCGCCCCTTACGGCCCTTCGAGATCGCGTAGCCGGTGCCCCCGCGCTTCTTCGGCACGAGCGTCATCGCGCCCACCTTCGGCCAGAAGAAGGCCAGCGCCTTCTTGCGCCGGGCCACGATCCGGTGCGGGGCCGACCCGTCGTGCACGGGCATGAAGTACTTCACCCGGCTCTCCACCCGGCCCGCGATGAACGTCCGCCTGGCCCGCATCGTGAACTGCATCGAGTTGGCCAGGTTGCCGGTCTTCTTCGGGGCGAGCACCGTGGCGCGGTTGAGCACGGCGCGCGTGGTGTCGGCAACGAACGGCGAGGCCATCCCGCCGATCACACCGAGGAGGTTCGGGTCAGCGTCGAACCGGACCCTGCGCACCACGCCAGCCACTACGCCTCCTTGAGCACCACGGGCATCAGGATGTGCCGCTCCTGCTCGCGCGGGACCGGCGTGCGGATCCGCCGGAAGAAGCCGGACCGGATCCACCCGGCATCCCGCGCGTCCGCGTCGTCGAACAGCACCACCTGGTACGACCGGTACGGCCCCACGTCCGTGATCGCGTAGAACGCCTCAGACATGATCATCCCTCGCAATCGCACAGGGCCGCACGGATGGTCACCACGACCCGGTTGCCCGCGCAGTTGCCCTCGTTGTCCAGCGGCTCGTACTGTCCCACGATCACCGCGTCGGTGCCGTAGGCGTCCCGTATGCAGCACACGGCCCGCCGCAGGGCCGCCATGTCGTCCATGCTGTTCTGCGCCGCGTCCAGCCACTGCTGAGCGGTCGGCACGGTCCCCTCACCCTCGGGACCCTGCGTCACCAGGCATCGCAGGATGCCCAGCTCCACCTGGACGGCCAGGTACGCGGGATCGATCCGGCTCGCCTCGCCGCGCGCCGCCGGGAAGTCGTCGGTCTCGTACTGGAGCGCCGGGCGCACCCAGGCCACGCCCTCGCAACACTCGTCCCGGTACTGGTCGGCGAAGGCCGCGAAGGACCCGCCGGGCCGCACGTGGAAGTTGGCCGGGGGGTTGGTGACCTTCAACGCCTCCACCTGAAGACAGCCCATCGCCCGGATGAGGATGGGCATCACCACGGGGTCGTTCATCGGTACGTCGGCAGGTCGGGCGATACCACGCGGGGCCGCTGCTGAAGGCCGTACGGGTTGTACGTGCTGAGGATGGCGTCCACCACGGCGTAGCCGGTGCGGTTCTTGTCCAGGAAGTCGTCCTCACTGACGTACTGGATCTCCACGCCCTGCCTGGTGATCGACTGCACGCGGTTCGGGAGCTGGCAGTTACCCGAGGTGATGCCCTTGCCGACCTCGCAGGCGTACAGGCCCGCCGCGTCCTGGAGGTCATCGGGGACCGCGATCCCCTGGAGGTAGGTCACGGTGAAGGCGCCGGTGGCGTTGGGGGCCGCCGCCAGGTTCTGCGGCGCGGGCCACGCCAGGCCGTCCGTGCGCACCAGGTAGGAGTTGAGGTCCACCCGGTAGCTGGACGACGAGACCACCGCGCCGTCGATCACGACCGAAGTGACCGAGCTGATCGGCCCGGGAAGAGCAACCTGCGGTGGCTTGCACATGCACGCGTTCGAGCAGGCGCACGCGTTCGTGGCGTACACCACGACGCCGCTGGGAACGCCCTGGAGCGCCCAGTAGCCCTCGCCGTAGTAGCCGACCGGGAAGGTCTGGTACAGCGGCTCCTGTGGCACCCAGCACGGCCGCACCACGCGCGTGCAGAGGCCGAACTGCCGCCCGCTGGCCGCCCAGATCACCCGCGTGGCCACCCGGTCGGCGTACGCCTGCACGGGCGCCGAGAAGCTCGCCCACTTCGCGCACAGTGCGTGATTGGGGCTCCACCCCGTGCAAGGAACGTCCATGATCACTCCCTCCAGACGAACGGGCCGCCCCGCCCCCCAGAGGCGAAGCGGCCCGAGCCCGAGCGTACGTCAGGCGGAGGAGCCCACGATGATGACGTCGTACGTCACCGAGGAGCCCGCGCCGCCGTTGGTGAAGCGCAGGATGTCCGCCGTCGCGGCCGTAACCGCGTAGCCGGTGGCGTCCGCGCCGACGTCGAGAACCAGGAGGCCGTCCGGCCGCAGGGTCAGCGTCGGCGTCGTGCCTCCCAGGATCGTGGTGACCGGGTTGGACGCCGCGCCGCCCATGATCAGCGTGTTGGCGTTGGCCGAGGCCGCCTTGACGATCAGCGTCTTGACGCGCGCGAACGTCAGCGTGGCGCCCAGCGGGTCGACCAGCACACCAGCCAGGTCCAGGTCATCGTTCGAGCTGGCTGCGATGGTCCGGGTGTCCGAGAACAGCCGGTCCGCCTGGCCCGAGCCGGTGCCCGTGGCCCGCCCTGACGACTTGCTGTACGACAGCGCCGACAGAACGGTCTGGAGGTCGATGGAGTTGTTGAGCGTCGCCGCGTAGGCCACGCTGAGTACCTGGTTGTCGAGAGTCGGCATCTCGGGAGGTCTCCCTTACGGCAGCGTCACCGCGCCGCACGTGGCGGCCGGGGGCGCGAGCGTGGTCAGGTGCATGTCCATGTGGTCCAGCGCCTGGATCGGTGTGAGCAGCGGGCTCGGACCGGCCGGGGCGCTGATCTTGTTGTCCACGTTGTACGGGCCGACGCCCCAGCCCGCGTTGTTGTGCGTGCGCGCCTGCGAGATCGGGAAGGTGATCGTCTCGTTCTGGATCGTGAAGTCGCCCACGGCGGCATCCACGATCCACGGGAAGAGCACGTAGCCGTACGACTGGGCGCCGTTGGTGCACGGCTGGCCAGACAGGTCGGTCCAGACCTCCAGCGCGAAGTTGCCGTACACCTGCTCCCGCAGGCGGTAGCCCACCGCCTCCGGCGTCACGGCGTCGTTCATCACGAGCGGCGAGCCGGTGGCGATGTTGTACAGCTCGGGGTCGACGTTGCCCATGTTGATCACGAGCGAGGCCCACTTGAGCAGCGGACGGCCGCGATCGTTGTAGATGAACGCGTCGTTCGCACCCTTGAGCTTGTACTCGGTCGGGTCCTCGAACTCCATCGTGACCTCAACGGAAACGAAGCCCTCGCTGGTGACCGACGCCTTCGGCCCGTGAATGGGCGCGCCACAACCGTCCAGCTTCGTCAGCCGCATCACGTGCCCACGGATGGGCTTAAGGCAGTAGGTCGCCATGGCCTGTTACTTACCTTCCTCCGTGTCGGCCGGGACGGAAGCCGCCTTGGCCGTGCGCTTGGCCGCGCGCTTCTGCGCGGTCGTCTGCGGCTCGGACGGCTCGGTCTCCTCCTCGGAGTCCTCCTCGTCCTCGTCGCCCTCGGCCGCCGCACCAGAGTCGGTGCCGACGCTCGCCGCGAAGCCCAGCTCTGCCGGAGTCGCACCGGTCTCGCTCGCCTTCGCGTCCCGCTCGGCCGCGAACTCCTCGGCCTTGCGCCGGGCGGCCTCGTCCTCCTGGACGCGCTGCTGACGCTCGCGGACCACGGCGGCCACGGCTTCCTCATCGGTCACGATGTAGACGCCGCCGCCGAAGACGTCCGGCCGGGGAGACCAGGAGACCTTGTCCGGTCCGGCCTTCTCGATCAGGGCCTTCGCCAGGCTCTCGTGTGTGTCACCCTCGGTGAGCTGTACCTCAGCCATCAACCTCTCCTCGTTATCCGGCCCGCGTCGTCCAGGTGGACGCCGCGAAGCACTCGACGGCAATAGCGTAGGCACGCCCCGCGTACACCGTGCGCTGGTTGGTGGTCGTGTTGACCTGGGCGTCACGATCGGTGACCCACACGTCCGGCGCGCGCCAGATGAACACGCGGCCGGTCGCGTACATCGCCTCCACGGTGGCCGTGGGCGCCGTGCCATCGGTCTTGTTACCCGAGTAGCCCGCGCCGAAGACCACCTTGGAGCCGTACTGCGTGTAGACGTCCGGCCCGTCGCCCTGGTGCGGCGAGCGGATCAGGGCGCCCTTGCTGCCGAGGTAGGCGGCCATGCGCGGCCGGGCGTGGAGCAGGATCGGCCCGTTGTACTTGGCCGCCGCGCTCTGCTGCTCCAGCAACGACACGGCCTCGATCACGTTCGCCGAGTCGGCGAGCACGTTTACCTTCGTGGCGGCCACGAGCGTCTCCAGAATGCCGGTGACGCCCTCGCCGCCGCCCCAGAACGCCTTCTCGATGCCGTACTGCTCGCCGAGCTGGAGCTTCTGCCGTACGCGCCGTACGGCCTCCTCGGTCTCGTTGCCCGCCGTGCCGCACACCTCGGAGGCGTAGAGCACGAACGGGTACGCGGGCTGGAGGCCATCGGCCGTGTCCGGCACGAAGGCCGGGTAGGGGGGCGTGGCGCACGCTGGCGGGTAGAGGTGCACGCTGCCGCACACCTCGGACCACCACTGCGCGCCGGACGTTTCGGCGTGCGCGGGCATGTCCATCGGACCGACCGCAGCCGCCAGCAACCCGTTCCGCGACGGCGTGTACGCCGGGGGCGGATCGAGGACGTAAGCCGGGATCGGCATGATGGTGCTCCCTTACCGGGCCAGGTACGTCACGAGGAAGGCGATCGCCGGGGTGGCGAGGCCGGAGCCGCCGACCGAGCGGGCCAGTTGGAGCTGGTCGCCCGCCTTCAGCTCCAGGTTCGCCGGGGTTCCCGAGAGCGTCATGGCCTCCTTGGTACCGGCGACCGAGTTGGTGGCCGCCCACGAGCGGGTGGCGACGACCGTAGAGCCCGCACCTGTCGGGCCCTTGTTCTGAAGCGTGTACGTGGCGAAGTTCGTGCCGTTCGCGGTGATCGCGGCGCGCGGAACGATCTCCACCTTCAGCACGCGAGCGTCGTACGGAACGTCGGTCGGGATCACCACGGTCGTGGTGTCGCCTGCGGTGCCCTGGGCGGCCAGCTCGTACGTGAGCACGTAGCCCGAGGTGTCGTCTGCGCGACCGGTCATGGTCTTTCCTCTCTACGTGGAGATGAGCGGACAGGGTGCGGGGGCCGGGCCTCAGCCTCGGCCCCCGCTCAGTCTGCCTGCGCTCAGCCGGTCCGCATGTCGGTGGTCGCCGACGTGGTGCCGCTCGGGTCGATCGTGGTCTTGATGCGCCGCGACTCGAAGCCGCGCTTCGCGACCAGGATGCCCTCCTCGGTGAAGAGCTGGGTGTACTGGTTCAGCGCCAGGTTCGTGCTGTCGTACACGGTGTCGAGCCGGACGACGTCCGAGACGCCAGCCACCCACGTGCCGGGCGCGTAGAGCAGCACCTCGACCGTGGTCGGCATGGTGTAGATGCCTGCGGTCTGGCCGACAATGCTCGTGTTCGTGGTGTTGTACGTGTCCTGCCAGTCGTAGATCCACTGGAGACGGACGCCGCGCTGGCTGGCCCACGAGTTGAACATGGCCATGGTGACGGTCTCGGCCTCGTCCGGGCTGATGCCCATCCGGCGCGAGACGTCGGCGCGGATCGAGGCGATCAGCCAGTACGGCAGCACCGCTTCGAGAGTGGCCTCCGGGTCCATCCGGTACTTGTACCGGTAGTCGATCGCCTGGATGTCCAGGATGCCGAGCAGCCGGTTCACGACCGAGAGGTCCTTGAACTCGGTGGTGGTGACCGGCAGGTTGGCCACGTTCGTGTAGTCGAACAACGTGGAGCCCGCGACCACCTGGTTGATCTTGAAGATGTTCAGCTTCCGGGCGTGGGCCTTCAGGGCGCCGCGCGTGAAGCGCGCCACCATCTCCGGGTAGCCCCGGTCCTGGAGGAACGCGCCCGTGATGCAGACGCCCTCGACCTCCAGGCGCTTCTCCGTGAAGGACGGGCAGGAGATGACCATGCACGGCTTCGTGGTGGCCGCCTGAACCTGGGCCTCCGTCTGGTGCCAGTAGCCCGAGCCGCCGAAGATCGTCGAGAAGTCCGGGCCGGTCGTGAACTGGATGCCGCCGCGCGAAATCTGGACCTCGGGCATGTCGAACATGCCCGCCGTGCCCTCCAGCTCGAAGAGCGCGTAGTCGATCTGCGACGGAGCGCACCAGCCAGCCGCCGCGACCAGACCGCCTTCGAGGCGGGATTCGTCGCCCGCGTGAGCGAAGACCCGCTCCACCTCGTCGGCGTTCGCCCGGTCCGTGAGCCGCAGCTCCGGCGGGAACTCGCGCTGGAGCATCATCACGGGGGTCCGGATGTACTGCCCGGCGCCCGCGCCGCGCGTGGTCGGGAACGCCGAGAACGCTGCCTCGGCCGCCTTCGCCACCTCGGAGATGTTCTTGTACTCGGTACCCGCGTTGATCGTCGGCACGTTGGCCGGGGCCACCATGCGCGAGAACCGCTGAACCTCGTCGGCCTGCGCACCCGGCGCGGCCGGGGCCTTGCCGTTGCCTGCGCCCGCCACCTCGGCGATGCGCGGGGCCTTCTTGCCACCGGATGCGGTCACCGCGTCCTGGCCCTTCTTGCCGTCCTCGGCGTCCTCGGTCTTCTCGCCCTCGTCCTCGTCGCCCACGTCATCAGCAGGGGCGTCGGTGGCGAAGACGGCCAGGGCTTCGGTGGTCTTGCGGGTGCTGGCGGCGGTCGCCGACGCCTCGCCGATGCGGCGCTCACGCTCGGTGCGCACGCTCGACACGACCTCGGAGAGCCGGTGCAACCCGGCGGCCTCGTCCGGCGTCAGGGGGTCGCCTTCACCCTGCGCACGGGGAATGAGTGGCGCGGCGGCCTCGCGAACCTGCGTCTCCAGGCTGTTGAGATCGGCATCCGTCGCCGTAGCGAAGTCCTTCGGGATCTGGATGTGGTCGAACACGGGAGCTGTCTCCTCGATCGTCGCGTACGGGGGATGCGTATCCACCTGCGCGAGTGCAGCTCGACCGGCCCGCAGCCAGCATCGATACCTCTTGTGCGGCTACAGTAGCAGTTGCGTTCGCGAGGGCGTATCTCTCTCCTGAGATCGCGGCCCCCGGCTCCCCGTGCCGGGGGCCGCTTCGTGTCCGGGCCCAGAGCACAACTCCACCTAGACGTATCCCTGCACGCGGGTATCCAATTGCTCCAGGCAATCAAGTCCGGAGATTGGAGACCTCCGCGTGTCGATCATCGACCTAGTGCCACGCATGCGCTGCTGTCAGTACATCGGCAGCAATGGCGCCGAGATCCTCGCGATGTACAACGAGATCGCGGGAAGCACCGGCCTCACGTACGCCATCCAGAGCGACACGGGAACCACGCTGACCATCACCGGGAAGTTCGGCACGACGCCGTTCCTCACGCTGGTGACGCAGGTCAACAACTACTCGATCGTCACGAGCGGCAGTCACGCAGGCGAGAACATCACGCTCACCGATCTGGAGTACGTCTACCGCACCTACGGCACGCAGGCCCAGCTACTCGGCCAGACCACGGCCTTCGCAGCCGCTGTCGCGCAACACCAGGCCACCGGCTCCGGCGCGTTCGGGTCGCTGGCCAACATCGTCGTCCCGGGGCTGTCGTCAGCCAACTTCACGGTCAACGTGGCGCCGACGTTCCCGAACACGTTCCTGGTCTCGGGCACCTGGACCTACAAGGCCGCCCCCGTCCTCACCGGGAGCGCGAGCCTTCTCGGCTCGCTGAGCATCACCAACATCAACGCGACTACGCGGCTGGTGAACGACGCGGACAAGCTCTCGGGCTCACAGGTCCGCGTCACCGTGCAGAACTCCGGCGCGCTCCAGCTCTCGGGCGCGGCCATCCTGGTGCACTGCACGCCGACCTGACCCCCTGCTCCACCGTTCCCGGCCCGCTGGCTTCCCGTGCTGGCGGGCCGGACTCGTTTACCTGAAGGAATTTCCCGGAAGGGGTTGACAGCTCCGTCAACCCGACCGTATGCTTATGGCATACAAGTTGAGCGAGCGAGGGAGACGGACATGGCGAAGATCGTGACCGAGAAGATGTTCAGCTACGCCACCTACCTGATCACCACGGCCGTGGCCGACGCGACCACCCGCCGGGATCTGCTCCTGGGCCTGCCTGCGCTGGACGGCAACTCGGTCTCCCAGGTCATCGACCTGTACAAGCCCCTGGTGGCCGCCAAGAAGAGCGCGGCCAAGCTGCCCGACTTCATCCCGCCCAAGGGCGTCTACATGATCGAGGGCAAGAGCTACAAGCTCAAGATCAGCCAGAAGACCGGCGCCCCGTACCTGGTGACCATGGACAACGTCTACATCGGGACGCCCGCCAAGGTCTCCGGCGCCTGCGAGGTCTTCGCGACCGCCGAGAGCGCCCACGCCGCCGCCGTGGCGTATGGCAAGGCGACCGGCAACTGCGGGGTCTGCGGCAAGGTGCTCACCAACCCGGCCAGCATCGAAGCCGGGATCGGCCCGGTGTGCGCCAGCAAGTACGGCTACTGATCGGACCGGGCGCCCTGCGAGGGGCGCCCCCTCACCTCGGGAGAGACCCATGGAAGCGTTCATGACCTGGTTCGCGGCTCTGCCCGCGTGGCTGCTCAACAACCCCCTGTGGACCATCCTGATCATCTGCCTCGGCATGGGCGGGTGGCTTGCCATCACATGGGTGGCGCTGAACGTGCAGGACCGCCGGGATGCCCGGCGCGTGCGGGCCGACCGGCGCCGCCGGGGCCTGTAGCAATCTCGGCACGGGAGTTGACGAATCTGTCAACTCCCGTGTAGGGTGTGGGTATACAGAGCGAGCGAGGGAGATCGAGATGGACGAGAAGCGCGCGCGGCGGGCAGTGCAGTTCGCCTCCAGGGTGCTGTTCCAGGGGCAGCCCGGCGTCATTACGGACCTGGACCAGGAGCCCAACGGCGAGTGGGTGGCGTGCTTCATCGCCCAGGGCGCCGAGATCGGCCAGTACGTGCCCGTCGAAGAGATCGAGAGCTGAGGAGCTGGACATGATCAAGAACCGCAGGCCGCTGCGCCGCATCGACAACCGGACCAAGATCGAGCTGTTGGTGGCCGAGGGGTTCACCTGGGCGGGCTGGTACTGCCAGGTCTGCCTGGACGCGAAGTTCTCTCGCGTGTTCGGATCGTTCATGCACCAGCGTGCGCAGTGATTTCGCGCAGGGAGTTGACAGACCCGTCAACCCCCTGTAGGCTCTAGGCATACAAGTTGACGACAACGAAGGAGCCCACGATGAACGAGCTGACCGCCGCACAGCAGATCCGGATCGCCGCCCTCGCCACCGCCACCGCCATCCTCACCGAGAAGGGCAACCTGACCCTCAGCGCCGTGCAGGAGCTGACCAACAAGCTCGCCAAGTTCATCGAGACGGGCACCCCCCAGAGCGAGTGGAGCTACTGAGCGGCTTCGGGTGGGGCCGGGCGACCGGCCCCCACCGTGGAATCTCAGCACTACCTGAAGGAGAGAGCCATGAACCGGCTGTTCGACCTGAGTGACCTTGACGCCCTGGACCTGGACCTTCTGGCCGACCTGCTCAACGAGGAGCTGGACGCCACGGTCTCGGGCGAGAAGAGCGGCTTCCCCGGGGGCAACGAGGAGCACGCCGAGCATGTGCGCTCGATCCTGGTGAAGATCGGCCGTTGAGCCGCCTGGAGCGCGACCGGGTTCGCCCGGCCGCCATCCTGGAGCCTCAACCCACGAAGGAGCCCCGATGGCCAAAGACCTGAGCCCTGAGCAGTACGCACCCAGCTACGTGAAGCCCTACCTGGCCGAGATGTGGCCCGGTTTCCAGTGGGCCGGGAGTGACATTCTGGTCCCGCTGGAGGAGTACATCGTGGAGCTGGCGCTGGACGCCTGGCGCATGCGCGAGAAGCTTCCCGCGATGCTGAAGCACGAGCGCAAACAGCTCGATTGGCTGGAGGACTCCACCGGCATCGGCAAGCCCAAGCGGCTGTACGAGCTGGAGCAGGACAGCGCGAGTACGTACGTGAAGGCTCTCAACGAGCTGGAGGGGCATCTGGAGCGCCTGATCGATGTGCACACCAGGACCCGCCGGTTGGTGCGCGAGAGCGCCTGACAGACCCCCGTACCCCCGGTTTTGACGCCCTTGTCAACCGGGGGTACGCTGTTGTGTGGAGGACTACGTGTAGGGGAGGTGACAACATGAGAGACGCAGTGGAGCGCAACCCCGGGCCGGTCGTGGACGACCACGATCCGGTGTTCGCCGTGTACGACGGGGCGCAGGACGAGTCCGCGCCGAGCGAGGACGAGGAGGGCGACAGCTTCTACGAAAGCCTGTTCGCGCAGTTCGCGGAGGAGAACGAGGAGCCCGAGTAAAGAATCTTGGCCGAGGAGTTGACAGACCCGTCAACCGCCCTGTAGTGTAATGGCATACGGAACGGGGGGCGCCAAGCCCCCCACAAACAGAGGAGAAGCCCATGAGCCAGAACGCTGAGTTCGACGCGATCATCGCCAACATCCTGGAGGGCGACGACGCCGCCGAGCTGGCCGCGACCGCCGAGCTGGGCGAGGAGATCGCCAAGGCGCCGAAGCTCAAGGACAACGGCCTGGCCTACGTGGGCGACGTGGACGACTTCAGCGCCTACGTGGTCCGCGTCGGGGGCTGCACGCTCTTCACGGTCCTGGTGGACGCCACCGACAAGGAGTACGCGCCGGTCGGCGCCAAGGGCAAGACCCGCCACGCCGTCCGGATCCAGTCGGTCGACGGCGAGACCACCATCGAGACCAACGGCCGGATCCGCCGGAAGACCGGCTCCAACGGCGAGCGTCACATCGACAGCGCGGACGTCCGCCGCTACGTGCTTCCCCGCGCGGCGCGGTTCATGAATGAGCTGTACGGCGCCTGAGCGGCCCGCTTCTCCGGTCCCCGGGCTTGCCCCGGGGACCGGGGTGGAAGGACCGACAGGAGATCGAGGAGAGGGGCAAGACCATGGTGTATGACGCGATCGTGGGAGACGGACCCGCCGAGGTGCTGGACTCCGGCGAGCTGGGCGAGGTCTACATGGACCTGCGCGGAACCGGGGACGTGCTCCTGTTCTCGCAGGGTGAGCGCCGGACCGGCCCGCTGGACCAGCGCACCATCCTGGTTTCCTGTGACGACGCATTCGCCTACTACCAGACCGGGATCATCGACCCCGACACGGATGCGGTGCTCGACACCGTGACGTGGGACCAGGCCCTGTACCGCTAGGAGAGAGACATGACACACGAACTGCTGATCGAGACGCTCGGCGAGGAGGTGTGGCGCCACCTTCACCGGTCGGCGAACCGCCTCCAGTCGGCCACGGGCGGCCAGAACCCCTTCCGCCTGAGCGAGACCGTCGAGGTCCAGACCTGGTATCGCGAGGCTCTCACCGGGAAGCTGGGCGCCCCCTCGGGGGATCTGGCGGCCCGGCGGGTCGTCGACTATGTGATCGAGCCGTACGAGCTGGACTTGCCCGACTTCTGGATGACGGGCCTGGGCCGGGCGGTGGCGTGGTGGATCGGCGCGCACAAGCCGTACGTCTCACGCGCCGTGGCGGCGGCCGTACTCGGCTGCTCGCGGCAGAACGTCCACAAGCTGGCGCGCACCGGCGCGCTGGAGATCAGCGAGGACGGCCTGGAAGACCTGATCACGTCCGAGAGCCTGCGCGCCGAGCTGCGCCGCCGGTACCCGCTGGAGCAGGCCGCATGAGCGCGATCCTGGCGGCCCCGGACATCGTGACCGGCACGCCCGCCTGGGTGACGCTGGCCGCGATCGTCGGTGCGGTGCTCGGCTTCGCGATGGTGTGGTTCGGGTTCCCGATCCGCTTGAAGCACGGCACGAAGGGCAACGCCAAGGTCTTCTTCGCGGGCGCGGTGATCACGGGGCTCTCGCTGATGATCCTGGCCCAGACGTTCAACCGCTAGACCACCTGGAGGAGAGAGATGGACGGGATCAAGATCGGCACCTGGACGTGGGACTTCACGAGCCCGCGCTACCTCGGAGCCGCCGGGATCGCGGGCCTCGGCGTCGCGGCCGTGATCATCGCGCCGAGGAGCTGGAAGTTCGCGGTCACCTGCGTCACGATCGCGCTCATGGCTGCGTGGATCATGTTCTACGAGACGGTGGCGTACATGGCCGGGATCGAGGCGTCATGAGCTTCCGCAAAGACCTGAAGCTCCTGCTCGTGCAGGTGGCCGCGAAGCACGGGCGTGTGATCGGCATCGACCACATGAACCTGCGGTCCGGACAGTTCTCGGTGGAGGAGGTGGAGCTGGCCGCCGAGGTGGCGCACGCGGCGGTCACGGACGTCGAGCGCTGCACGATCACCCCGACGACGCTGACGACCCACGGCGAGTACGCCAGCACCGACTACCCCGCGCTGATCGTGGAGGTCGGCGTGCAGCACAGCCGCTTCTCCAGCGTGACCGTGCAGTACGACGGCACCATGTCGGACCTCCTGGCGCAGGCGGTGGAGTGATGGGCGTCCCCGACGTCATCGCGTACTTCGACACCTTCGAGGGTGAGAACGAGTGGGCAGCCCTGTCGAACTTCTGGCAGGGCTCGCCCCTCCACCTGGGCCCGTACGCCTACGCCACCGGCGAGCACATGTTTCAGGCGCTGAAGGCGCGCACGAAGGCCGACCACAACCGCGTGATGTCGGCCTCCACCCCCGGCGAGGCCAAGCAGAACGGGAAGCACATGCTCCACCTGCGGCCGGACTGGGAGCGGGTGAAGCTCGACGTGATGGCGCTCGTGCTCCGGCTGAAGTTCGCTCCCGGCCGCGAGGAGCACGGGCACCTCCTGGCCACGGGGGACGCGTACCTGGTCGAGGGCAACACGTGGGGTGACCGCGTGTGGGGTGTGGACTTGCGCGAGGGCCGCAAGATGCTCGCCGTGCAGCAGCGCTGCAACCCCGAGGACGTCTCGGCCGCCGAGGCGTGGCGGTTCTCGCCCGGCCGCAACTGGCTGGGCCGCCTGCTCATGGCGCGCCGCGCCGAACTGGTGTCCGGCGAGGACTTCACGCAGAGCACGAACGACCTGATCGACTATGTGAAGTACCGGCCCGTCCAGCGGGACGGTGGCACCCGTGGCTGACGACGCCCTCCAGGCCGTGATGCACGAAGCCATGCGGGCACTGTCCGCGCAGATCTTCGACGTGCGGGAAGAGGCGCTGGGCTGGCTGCTGCTGATGCCCGCCGGTACGCGGCTGTGCTGGCACGACGAACAGGCCGTGGTCGGCGTGGCTGGCTCGGAGGACTTCCAGACGGACCGGGATGCCACGCGGCTGGCGTGGCGCATGGAGTACCACTTCCTGCGCGAGGGTGCCGAGTGCGACGCCCCCGTCAGGAGGCACCAATACCACCTGCCCGTACAACGCGAAGGAGAGAGCTAGATGGAGAAGAAGTACTGGGTGCTCCTGATCATCGGGTGCATCGGGGCCGCGCTGCTCGTGCTCACGCAGATCTTCACGACCAACCCGCACTGACCGGCGCGTACGCTCAGCGCATGGACCTGGAGCTGCCCGCCGAGGTGCTGGCGTACGCGCAGGCGATCGCCGGACGGCTCGCGCTGGAGGACGGCTGGACGCCCGCCGAGACCTACGCGATCGACCTGTCGCGCGCCAGCACGCGAAGCATCACGGAGTACTGGGTGCACGGCAAGGGCGCGGCCAAGGTCCGCTGGGGCACGACCGGTTCGATGCAGCGGTGCATCCGGCACCTGCGCGACAAGGTGCGCGAGCCCGGCGGTCTCTGCGCGGAGTATCACCGGCTGGCCACCGGCGAGTGGCCCACGGAGCACGGGAAGGCGGGCATCCCTTCGTAGGGGTGCCCGCCTTTCGCAGCTCTCCGCAGAACTCGCGGCCTGAGCCTACGCCGTGGCCTCTTCCTTCTGCCGGATGTAGCCGCCGGTCTTGGAGACCTTCTCCGTGGCCTCCCTCTTGGACAGAGGCTCCTCGATGGTGCCGTCCGGGTGGACGGCCTCCCAGGCGCCCTCAGGGTCCGCAGTGCCACCGCAGCTACAGGACATGGCTCACCTCCTACAGGAACGTGGCGGCCACCTGAAGGGTCTCCTCGCGGCGACGCAGGGAGTCCAGATGACCGAACTCTTCATCGAGCGTACGCACAGCCGCCTGGCCGATCTCGTCGGCCCGGCGGTACGCGCGGAACTCAGCGAAGAGGTCGGCGCCGGTGGTCGTCCGGGCGCCTTCCGGCTCCTGCTCGGCGAACTCGCCCACGACGCCCGCCGCAACGAGGGCGTAGGCCCGCCCAGCGGCCTCGTGGACGCGCGGAACGGCGAAGCCCGGGGTGTTGACCGCCAGGGCCGCCACAAGCTCCATGGAGCCGCCTACGCGCCGCCAGTCGCCGGACAGCGGGAAGAGCGGCAGAGAGGCCGCCTTGTCCTCCTGGCCGGGGATCGGCACGCCGGAGAACCAGATGCCGAACCGGTCTTCGCCCACGCGTCCGGCGACAACCGCCGTGCCCGCGTCGTCGTAGTGCTCGGCCGCCGCCTGGAAGCCCAGGCGGGTGTCCGCGTGGCCGCCACCCAGGGTGATCTTGCCGACCGCCAGCGGCCCGGCGTCGGTCTCGATCTCCCCCACGTGGAAGTGCGCGTAGTTCGAGCGGGAGCGCGGCGCGGTGACGCACTTGTCCTTGAACCCGATGTGGCAGGAGCGCCACGACGCCAGGTGGCCGTACACCCGGCCGCCCTCGATCCGGACCGGGGTCAGCTCCTTGAACTGCGGGTTTGCGAACGCTTCGGCCGGGGGCCGCCAATCCGGGTACCCCGCGCTGGCCACCAGGCCCGCCCGGGTTGCCCACGGCGGGGACGGCATGTCGCAGAGCGCGGCCAGCTCGGTCAGCCGTTCGCGGATGACCTGCTTCGTGCCCTCGCCCAGCTTCACCCGGTCGGACTGGAAGGCCATCACGGAGATGGCGTCGGCGACGGCACCCGGCACCAGCGACAGCATGCCGTCCACGGCCTGCGCCACGGGGAACAGCCGCCCCTCCGGCCCGTCGTACAGGCAGGCGCCCTCGGTCGCCGCGTGGAAAGCCATCCAGGTGAAGGGATCCCATGTGGTGTCAGCCGCCACGGGGATCGAACCGTGCTGGTACACGCCCGCCGCCACGATGCTCACTTCCTCCTGCTCGGCCGCGTACTCGTCGGCGTCCATTTCGCCCAGGGCGAACGGGCGCGCCTCGGCGAACGCGGGGATCTGCACGAGGGTGGCCGCGCTGATCCGGCCGCGCGTCACCTCGATCTCCGGCCGCTCGCCCGCGCTCAGCTCGCCCACGTGCTCCGGCGACAGCTCGCGGTAGTCCATGTCGTCCAGGTCGACGGACGGGCCGATCACCTTCTGGTCAAGCAGGTGGTACGCCTCGGCCGCGTCCTCGGCGAGCCGGGGGAGCACCTCGGGGTCCGGCGTGAAGATGATGCCGCGCCCGGCGACGCCCTCGCTGGAGTACTCCAGGTGGTCGATCCGGCCGACGACCACCGACGTGGTGTGCCCCTGATTGTCGACCCGCTGCCACTTGATCGGCAACGGCAGCTCACGCGAGGACAGCGAGTCGACACGGAAGCGCCGCTTGTCCCCGGTCGGCTTGCCGTACGGGGCGAGGAGGCCCGACCAGGTGCGGACTTTGGTCCCGCGCGGGTCCGGCTCGGGGTCGGCCTCGTCGGTGTCCGGCGCCGTGGTCAGGGCCGCGAACTCGGCTTCCTTCTCGTCGCAGTCGCAGTCAGTCACGAGCCCGCCCCTTCTCACTGTTGCCCGGCTCAGGATACGGCCTGACCGGCTGGTCCAGGAACGCGCGGATCTGGTCGTCCGTCATCCCCAGGGCCTGCCGTTCGGTGTCGTCCACGAGCCGGAACTCCGGCTCCCGGTCGTCGATGGTGCTCACTTCGGGTTCACCACCCTGAGGTTGATGTGGATCTGGCCCTTGGCGTCCGCGTAGGCGTCCATGATCTTGAGTTGCGTCCCGGCGGCCAGGAGCATCTCCTTCTCCCCCTTGTTCGCGGAGAGGTCGTCGATGTAGAGCGCCTGCGTGCCCTTCGGGGCCTGGATGTGCAGCCGGAGCGGCCGGGTCGCACCGATTCCGGGCAGGGACTCGCCGCCCACGGTGGTGCTCATGAACGCGTCGTCCTGAAGCACCTTGCCCTTGATCAACTGAAGGCCCTCCAGCGACCGGTACGCCTCTGGGATGACCGACCACCCGGCGCCCCGGATCAGCTCGTGGTCCCGCTGGAGCGGCATCATCGCGTCCTGCACGAGCTGCGCTTGCTGGATCGTGTGCGGGTCACCGCCGTCCTTGCCGCGCAGGTAGTTGTTCATCGACAAGTACCCGGCGCCCGTGTACGACTCGATCGCGTTCTTGTGTGCGGTCGTCAGGAACTTGCCATTGGCCTGGTAGTACTTCTTCCTCTCGACGACCGAGGAGGGGCCCTTGTACTTGTGGAACGCCGAGTCCGCCTTGGTCACCTCGCCGGGGCCGGACAGCTTGGCGACCTTGCCCGAGTGGCCGAGCTTCGGCAGCTCGCCGGTCGGGAGCGTCGCCATGCCGGTGAGGTGCGCGATCAGGTGCGGCGCCGGGGCGGCCGACTGCGCGTAGGCGGCACCCTCGGGGGTGGCCAGCCACGCCTCGATCTTCTTCTTCAGCTTGTTGCTGTTCGGCACGCCCAGGTTGGTGGCCGACTGAGTGTCCAGCGCATCGAGCACCTGGGTCAGGGAGACGTCCCCGAAGCCGGGCGTGCCCGTGAACGCCGTGGCGACCGCCAGCACGGCGTTGTAGTTGTCCTGCTCGGGGCTGGAGATCTGCGTGCCGGGCTGGTTCTTGTAGGCCTTGTAGATGGCCGAGTTGTGCGCCCCGGTGAAGTCGACCTTCCCCGAGGTCTGGGTGTACGCGTTCGGCGCGGCCTGCGCGACCTTCGCGGTCTCCTTGGCGATCTCGGCCTTGGCCGGGTTCTCGGCCATCGCCGGGCCGCCGGTGCCCGCCGCCGAGCCGACCGACTTGCCGTGCAGGACGTGGTCCAGCTCGGCGAGGAGTACAGCCGACTTCCACCCCTGGACAGCATCGGAGATCGGGCTCCAGCCCTTCTGCGTGGCGAGGTCGTTGCCCTTGTCGGCAACGACCTTGATCGCCTTGTCCAGCTTGCCGTGGAACTCGCCCAGCTCGGCGTTGCCACTGTGGATCGTCTTGGCGAAGTCGGCCGCCATCTGGTCGATGGCCGCCTGCGCCCACGGTTCGCTCTTCAGGTTGTCCGCGAAGTCGTCCGCGACGCCGAGGCCCGCGTAGATCTTGGCGTCCCACGCCTCCTCGGCAAGGATCTTGGCGTTGACGTCGACCTTGGTCGGGTTGCCCAAGTCCATCTCGTCCGTGACGTAGCCGATCCCGAGCTTGTCGGCGATCGCCTGCGTGGCCACCGGCGAGATCATCGAGCCGACCGACTTCTTCTGCGCCAGCACGCTCTCTTCGTGCTGCTCGGCCATCGCCTTCAACATCGAGTCGAAGACGTGGTCGGCCGCCGGGCCGCCGCCCTTGCCGCCCTTGGCCCACTTGTCGATGGCGTCCAGGATCGGGGTCGGCTTGCCGTTTGCCGAGAGCTTGTTGAACGCCTCCTTGGTCACGGCCGCGTGGACGTCCTTGATCGCCCCGGACGGAACGCCCGGGTACGCCTGCACGAAGGACGACGTGATCTGTCCGGCGATGCCCTGCGCGAAGCCCTCCAGCTCGGGCTCCTTGCCGTTGTCCATGATCTTCTCGATGACCTTGGCCGTGGCCTCGATCTGCGCGTCGGTCGGCGTGTTGCCCACGAGCTTCGACATCTCGGCCATGCTGTCGGCGCCCTGCTTGGCCTTGGCCGCGTTCGTCCCGGTGCTGCCCAGGGAGGCGTCCGGCGCCGTGGTGTTCACGCCGCCGCCTGCGCCCGCGCCGCCCGTACCCTTCGGGCCGCCCAGCGCCGTCGCGACGTCATCCGGGATCGCGTACTTCTTCGGCAACCCGAACTTGTCGGCGACGTCCTCGGCGTCCTTGATTCCCAGGTTGGCGTTCTTGGTCACCAGGTCCGACGCCTTCGCCTTGACGTCGGCGGGCAGCGTCTCGAACTCCTCGGGGGTGAGCTGGCCGACCTTCGCCACCTTCTGCATGGACGTCAGGTCGGTGTTCTCCAGGGCTTGCGCCACGGCCTTGTGCGGGAAGCTGCCGGGAGCCGAGCCGCCGCCCATGACGTCGTTCGCCATCTTCTTGACGTCGTCCGGCAGGCTGTCGAACTCCTCGGGGCCCATCTTGTCCACGGTCTTCTTCACGGCCGCCTTCTTCGCGGCAGCGGAAACCGAGGTGCCGAGCTGGGCCATCAGCACCTTCTGGTTGTCCGTCATCTCCTTGTCGGGGATGAGGTCGGCCGCCGCCGGGGCCGGGGCCGCACCCTTCTTCATATCGCCCATGAACTGCGACTTGAGCGCCTTCGTGTCGCCTTTCTTCTGCGAGTCCAGGAACTTCTTCGCCATGTCGTCCAGGTCGTCCAGGATGGCTTGCTGGCTGCCCGGGTCGAGGTCCTTGAACCCGTTCTCGTTGCCGAGCTTCTGGTACAGCTCCAGCTTGGCCTTGGCGCTGGCCGCCTTCTTGCCGGTGGCGTAGTTGACCGCCTTCTGTTGCGTGGCAGAGATCGAGGTGGAGGACTTGGGCTTGGGCTCGACGGGGGCTGGCGGCTTGGGCGCCGGGGGCGGGACGGCGGGCTTCACGGGCCCGGGAGCCTTGACCGGCTCGAACTGGCCCTCCTCGTCCTCGCTCGGGTTCAACTCGGCATCGATCGCCTCCACGTCCACGCCCTGCTTGCCCAGCTTGGCGTGCAACTCCTCCTGCGACTTGGCGCCCTTCAGGTCGGCCGCCAGCTTGTCGAACTTGCTCCAGTCGCCGGTGATCAGGCCCTCGGTCACCGAGGACACGACGCCCTGCTTCAGGGCCTCATGGGTGGTGCCGTCGCAGTCGCCGTCCGGGTTGCCCACGCCGCAGTTCTTGTCCGCGAAGGAGGACGCCAGGGCGTCGCCCATGGACGCCAGCGCGCCCGCGAAGTTGCTGTGCCCGCCTTCCTGGTTGTCCTTGGCCAGCGCCTCGGAGATCTTGCCCTCGGCGTAGCTGGAGTACTTGGCCGAGTCGCTGGTGAGCCCGCGCGAGGCCGCCGCGTCGCCGATCTGCGCGCCCTTGATCTTGGAGTAGCGCTTGATCTCGGTCTTGTTCAAGATCGTCTTGCTGGCCTTGCCTCCGGCCTTCTCCTCGGTGTCGCCCAGGATGACGTTCGTGGACTTGACCACGGCCTTCTTGTGCAGCAGCGGGTGGACGTGGCCCTTCGCCGTGACCAGCTTCTCGGCCTCGCCCTTGGCCGCCGCCACCTTGACCCGCTTGGCCGCCACCTTCTTCTGGTGCGCCTCGTTGAGGATCTTGGAGATGCCGGGGGCCTCGATCCCAAGCTTCTTCTTCCACCCCTTGCACGGGCCCGGGTGCAACGGGTTGCGGCAGAACGCCGAGATGTTGCACTGGTCGTGCGTGAAAGCGTCGGCCAGGTAGAACGACCCGTCCGGCCCTAGACCGGCGGCCACCACGGCGCCGTGTGCGGGATCGAGGCCGTAGAGCAGGCTCCCGAGTGGAAGGGTCACATCAGCCCCCGGTAGTGGCGGTTGGACAGGTCGACGGCCTCACCCTCGCGGGCAAGCAGGATGGAGCACCGGCAGTTGATCACTTCTTGCGGGGCGCCCCCCGGGTCGCCCGGGTACATGAGCAGCGATTCGCCCACCTGGAAGGGTGACGATAGCGGCACCCGCTGGCCGTCCGCCCCGGTCTTCTTGGCGTGCGTGAAGCGGGTCCGGTGATCGTGCGTGGCCAGCCAGACCTTCTCCCACCGGCCGCCGAGCTGGCCCGCCAGCGACTGGAACGACGCGTACCGGCCCGCGTTGTACGCGCCGATGGCCTCGGTGCGGGCGATCGTCATCGCGCGGTTCCGCCACCGCTCGGCGCCCGCCTCCGCGAGCACTTGATCGATCTCGTCGGCCAGCTCGTCCATGCTCCAGCCCTGGGAGGTGGCCTTCATCGTGAGCCGCTGCACGCTGGCGTACGTGGTGTCGGGGACGCGGACCAGCCGGTTGTGCGCCTGCGCCACGTACTCGTGCACGCGCGCCATCGCGTTGGGTTCCCACTCGTCGCCCAGGGCCTCGGCGCCCAGCTCGAAGATCCCGTTGATCTCGATCTCCAGCTCGTCGTCCACCTGGTCGGCCCACCACGCGTTGAACTGCGGCACGGCGTGGACGTCGGGGATCGAGGTGCCGAAGACGGCCGCGCGGACCTTGGTGGCCCACTTGCCGAGCAGGTCGATCAGCTTCTTGAAGAGGCCGCCCTCGGCCTTGATCAGGTCCGTGAACGCCTTGATCCGGGCGGGCATCCAGTCGTCCTTGGCGAACACGCCGAGGCTTACCCCTGCGGGCAACATCTCGGCCATCACCCGCCCCAGGCCTTCCGTGCGGCGTACTCATTGGTGGTCTCCCAGTGCCAATCCGGGATAAGCCGCCAGCCGGTCGGCGCCAGACCAGCGGCGTCGACCCGCTTCACGAAGCAGGGAATGCACAGCAGCGGGTCCCCTGTCTCGCCGTCCGGCCGCATCACGGCGTTCCACAGGACGCTCTCCGTGAACCAGATGATGTTGTCCAGGGTGCCGCAGTCTCCGCACGGGCCGTCGCCGCGCAGGTGCTCGGGCAGCAGGTCGGTCATCAGGCCCTCCGGAGCATTTCGCGCAGCAGGTCGGAGCTGTGCGGGTAGCCGCGCACCAGCAACTCCACGCAGTACTCGTTCAGGATGAACGTCAGATCACCTGGGGCTACGCCGTGGTGCCGGGCGAGGGACGGCACGTGCGTGAAGGCGCCCGCGAGCAGCGTCGCCGCGTGCTCGCGGTTGTTCGGCTGGACCTGCGTGTGCAGCTCGTAGCGTTCCAGGTGGCCGAACTGCCCGCGCTTGTGCCGGTCCAGCATCCGGCCGCCCGCCAGCTCCAGCGCGCGCAAGACGACCTGCTCGGCGCCGGGCAGCATGGCCGCGAACTTCCCGCCGCCCTGCTGCGCGGGCGACTCGGTGGACCCCGGCTCCTGCGGTAGGGCCCGGTCGCCGCCGTCCTGCTCCAGGAGCTGTTGCGCGTCCGCCGGTACGGAGCTGTCGAGCTGGGGCTGTTGCGCCGCCGCGTCCTCGATCACGGGCAGCCCCACGAGCTTCGCGATCTCGGGGTTGGACAACAGCTTCGGGTCCTGCTTCACCAGCTCCCAGGCCCGCCACGCGGACAGGTCGCGCTTCTTCTGCGCATCGTCGTCGGAGAAGTTACCCGAGGAGCGCAGCTCGTCTGCGGTCAGCTCGCCACGGTCGTAGAGCTGGATGGCGTCCTCGAAGCGGTTCGGCCGCACGGTGAGCGGGCTCGGGTCGAACCACAGCGTGTACTTGTCCGGGTCCTTGCCGAGCACCTTCAGCGCGGGCTCCAGGTAGCTGGAGCTGAGCGCGGCGCAGATCCGGGTCATCACCGGGGCGATGAAGAGCTTCACGCCGGACTCGTCGATCTGCCAGCCGCTCCAGTGGTTGGAGTCGCCCATGCCCAACAGCTCTTCGGGGCTGATGTCGAGCGAGGTGGCCAGCCGCCGGATCGCGTGGTCCAGCTTCTCCTTGATCTCGGCCGTGAGCGCGGTCTCGAAGGTGACGTGCTGGATGTCCTTGCCGGTGCCCTCGGGGATCTCAGCCATGATCGGGACCAGGCCCGCCGCCGTACCGGCGCCGGTGAGCTGGGCCGTGGCCACCTCGATGATCATCTCCAGGAGGCCGGTCAACCCCTGGTTGTTCCCGTCCTTGTCCGGGAAGTTGATGTTGGACGGCAGGAGCAGCAGGCCCGCGCTGATCAACCGGGAGTCGATCTGGCTGAAGGTCAGCATCGACAGCCGTTCCATCTCGCGCAGGATCGGCAGGGCCGACCGCACCGAGGAGTCGGCCACGTCGTAGTTGCGCGGGTGGGGCGTCCAGACCCGCGTCATGATGTCGGTCTTCGGGTCGATCGTGTGCCAGCCGCCGCCGTGCTCCATCGGCCGCTGGACCTTGTACGTCGAGCCGTTGCGCCGGATCTGCGACGGGGTGACCACGTACCAGACGTCCTTGTCGGCGCGCGCCGCCGACTCGGCGATCACGAAGGTCTCGCCGGAGACGTAGAGCTGGATGTCGATCGTGCGCAGATACTCGGCCTTCTGTGCAGGCCCTCCGAACATCTGTTCGGAGACCGCCTGTACCTCCGGGTCGTCGGCCTCCTTGCCAGGCTTGCCCGCGTCGTCCAGCTCGGCCACGTAGATGCGGCACTGGCTGAGCGCGCCCGCGTGCCGGTTCGCTGCGAAGCGCAGTTCGCCGGTGATGTCGTACTGCCTCCACGCCTCCCGCTGCCACTCCTCGTCGCCGATCTTGGCCCGGTACACCGAGCCCTCGTCGAGCTGGAGCTGTGCGGCGGCGGCCACCAGGGCTCGCAGGTTGGCGGGCGACTCGCGCTCGAAGGTCGTCTCCACGACCTCGTGCCGTACGGGCGCGGCGGGACGCAGGCGCATGCTCACGCTCCGATCTTGGCGAGAAGGCCGGTGAAGTGCGAGAAGGCCAGCGCCAGCGCCGGGACGAACACCCAGTACGAGTCGCCGAGGAAGGCCACGAGCGGGGCCGCCACGGCGCCCACGTAGACGCTCACGCACCAGGGGCAGGTGAGCAGGTAGACGGGCAGGGGCGGCACGGCGCGGTGCCAGTCGGAGGCGGGGACCTGCGGCGCGAATCGCTGCCAGAGTTTGATCTCCAGGCGGGTGCGCGGCATCTCGGTCAGCTTGTCCGAGGTCACGAGCCTCGTGACGCGCGCCACGGCCAGCGCGTACACGAGAAGGGTGATCGCGAACGGCATGTGCGAATCGTAGCGGCCAGGGACGCATCTACGTGATGGCCATGCGGCGGACACGAGAGAGCCCCTGCCGTGGCGTGGTCGGCAGGGGCTCTCTACAGGGAGGTGAGCGAGGTCAGTCTACGGCCGCGAAGCCTCGCGCGGGGATGATCACCTGGGCCACCCGCTGGCCGGTCGTGAGCGCAAAGTATGTCCGCTCGGACTCGATCTCGATGCCGTCCTTGTTGAGCGGCCGGATACGCACGATGTACTGGTCGCCCGCCCGGTTCCAGTAGTAGCCCTTGCCCGCCGTGAGCTTCCAGCCGGTGACGAGGACGCGCCACTCAGCGGTGCTGAACTGCGTGGAGGTGGGCTCGTTGCTGGGCAGGGCAATGAACTCGCTGTGGTCGTACAGCACGGAGTCCAGCGCGTCCGCGCGCACCTTGTGGGTCAGCTTGTTCCATGGCCGATCCGTGGTCAGCACCACCTGGACCTTCTCCAGGCTCTCGCACTCATTCACCTGCGGTCTCCTCACTCTCGTCCTGCTCGCGCTGCTCGGCTTCCCACTGCGCGTAATCGGGGTGCCGGTGCCCCTGGCCCTCGGCGCAGCAGCAGTCGGGCCCACACCGGCACATGATCCCGAAGTCGGGGATGTCGCGGCCGGTCACGCAAACCACTCGCCGGTGATCGCGGTCTCCTCGTAGTTGCCCGCCGCGTCGATCGTCTCGATCGTGAAGGTCATGGGGTCGCTCGTGGTGAAGAAGCGTTCATAGCCGTCGTTCGTCGACAGCCACGCCAGCATGTCCGGGGGCTCCACCGCGCGGAACATCAGGTACGAAATGATCCCCCTGTACTCCTCGCCCGGTATGGCCGGAAGCACCAGGTAGCCCTTGGCCCGTGCGACCGCCTCCGCGCGGGCGCGCAGGATGTCCTTCTGCGACGTGGGCGTGTCGTTCCAGGTCAGCGGCCAGGGAAAGGCCACCGTCCCTCTCCTGAGTCTGCTCATGGCCAACATGTTACCACCGGCACTACACGGGACGCGAGGCCGCGAGCGGGCTCATGGACGTGGTGGGCAGCACCTTCGAGACCGGGCTCACGGCGCCCATGCTCTCGCCCTCGCGGTCGTACAGCGCCAGCTCCCCGTACACCAGGGCGTCCACCCGGTCCGGGCTGTCCTTGGTCTCGCGGGGTACCCAGGAGATCTGCTGCGTCTCCAGGTCGGCGAGGCCCTGGCCCTTGACGTGGTGCACCCGGCCGCCCTGTTCGTAGCGTGCGGCGACCGGCTCGGCGCGCAGCTCCTTGCCGACGCGGGCGTGCACCTGCTTGATCGGCGCGGCGCCGCCGGTCGGGAACAGGCCCTCCTTCTGCATCTGGCCGTAGACCTGCTTCACCACGTCCAAGACCCACTTCTTGGCCATGTTGGTCTCGATCACCAGGTGGTGGGCCTGGTAGGCGAGCACCATCTCCCACGCGCGCCGGGCGGCCTCGTACCCGGCGATCTGCGCCGACCAGTCGCCGATCACGTAGTCATGTCCGTCCGCGCCACGCGCCGTGCAGATGAGGCCGGACTCGTCGCGGGTGCCGGTGCCCGCCGGGTCGACGGCGACGACGCGGTACACGAGCGTGGGCAGATGCTCCGGCCGGACGCGGTCCCGCTCGATCCAGTCGAGCTTCCACATCGAGCCCTCGATCTCGCGGATCAGCTCGCCGCCCAGCTCCTGCCGTCCGAGCCGGGTGCCGTGGTACCGCTTGTGCAGCTCGGCGAGGGTCTGGGCCGGGAGGTTCGAGCTGTTCTCGTACGTCGAGCCCGAGGTGATGACTACGGTCCCGTCCTTGCGGTCCTGCCACTCCACGAGCTGGACGACCAGCTTCGGCGTGGTGGCGACCACGACGCGGGGGAAGTCGCCGTCCGGCAGCTCGGCGCGCAGCGAGGGGGCGATGCCCTCGATCCAGGAGCCGTCCGGCTTGGGCCACTTGGCGAACTCGTCGAGCCACGCGCCCGCCGCGTTGTAGCCTCGGCCCACGTCCTCGTCGTCGGCGCCCTCGATGTAGAACACCTGGGCTTCTTCGCGACCGCCGTAGACCATCGTCTGGCCGTCGCTGTCGAGCTTGCCGAACACCTGGATCGACGGCTTCTGGCCCTTGTAGAGCTTCCACTTCCCCGAGCCGTCGTGGATCGAGCGCTTCTCGGGACCGAGCCGCCGCTCCAGCACGCGCTGGATGCCCGCCGGGCCCTGCACGCACAGCCGCAGGCCGTCCGTGAGCGTCTCGGCGATGATCAGCCACTCGGTGCGGAACCCGGTGATGTCGGCCGGGTAGCGAAGTGCCCGCTCGGCGAGCCACTCGGCGCAGGTGCGGGTCTTGCCGAAGCCCCGGCCCGCGAGGAGCAGCCAGACGAACCAGTCTCCAGGTGGAGCTTTCTGCTCGGGGCGCGCGGTGAACCACCACTCGCCACGGGCGATGTCCTCCAGGGCCCAGTCTTCGAGGCCCGCCAGCCAGGCCGCCTGTTGTTCGGGCGACAGGAGCGCCAGCTCGGACTTCGCGGACTTCGACACCCTTCGAGGCTATCCGGCCACCAGCCGCCAGATCTTGCGGTAGCCGTGCGCGCCCTCAGGCGTCCAGTACTCCTCGAAGACGGGGCGCCAGCGCGGCTCTGGCCGCCCGAGCGAGAGCACGGCGCCGAGCGATGCCAGTAGCAGCGCGCGCCGGGACATGTCGCCTCCGCTTCGGCTTGGGCAGGATCAGAGTGGTTCCGAGCCAGAGCAGCACCAGCACCGAGACGTAGAGCGCGGCTGCAAGATCGGGCGGTGCGCACCAGGATGCGTAGGTCGCGGTGAGGGTTCCGGCGCCCGTCGCGACCGCGACGAGAACGCCGAGAGCGGCGAGGGTCAGCTTCATGGCTGAGAAGCGTAGCAGACCCCGTATACGAAGTGATAGCGTAAGACGCATGGAGCAGCGAAAACCTCCCGGACCCGTACCGTCCGGCGACGCGCGCATTGTGTTCAACGTGAGGATCAAGAAGGCGTCCAAGGAGGCCATCGAGAACCGCGCCCGAGATGAGGGGGTCACACCCGCTGACCTGGCACGACGCCTTCTGGCGTACGCCATGGCCAGCATGCCGCAGGGGTGGGGCATGTAGTCCCGGGACAGAAGAAGGCCCCCGGCTCGTCGCCGGGGGCCTTCTTTGTCTTACGTTCTGACCGTCACCGCACCTGCTTGATCGCGGCCAGTCCGCCGAGGAGCGCCCCCGCGACCGCCACCATCATCAGCTCCACGCCATCGGCGTGCCGATGGATCCCCGCCATCACGAAGACCCATGCGACCGGCAGCACGATCGCGCCGATGCCGACCGAGACCATGAACTTGAACATCTCTCTCCTCCAGCTACTTCTTCGGTGCCACGAGCACGGCGATCAGGCCGAATCCGAGCAGGAACGCGCCCATGAGCGCCCACCCGGACGCGGCTTCACCCTGCGCCCGGGTGCCGAAGCCCACGAACGACATGACGGACAGCCCGCCGATCAGGCAGGCCAGCACCCGCAACGGGATGTCGCGGTCCTTCATCGGCTACTCCCCTGCGATCCAGAGCAGCAGCCGGTACAGCAGCCAGCCGATCGCGGTCCCGGCGGCCACCCCGGCGAACGCGCCCGCCATGGGCGGGTAGCCGTTCTGGGCTGCGACTCCGGCACCGAACGCGGCGCTGACCAGCATCCATCCGGTGATCAGGAAGACCGCCATCAACGCATCGCCCCCGTCGCGAAGTGCACGCCCAGCCAGCACAGGGCCACGAAGAGCGCCCCGTACAGCCCGAGCTTCCCCAGGGCCTTGTACGGCGTCAGGATCACGAAGATGAGCCCGATCAGGGCAAGCGAGGCGCCGACGCACAGCAGCCCCTTTCCGCCCAGCTCGAACAGCTCGTAGGCGCTCACTTCGTCCCCCGGGTGGTGAGCAGGTAGAGATTACTTCCGGCGGCGCCCAGGGCCGCGACGATGGGCGCCACCGTGCGGGGGTCGACGTTGCCGAACGGCCGGGAGTCCTTGGGAAGCTCCAAGTTGAGCTTGGTCACCCCGTACGCCAGGGCCCCGAGGGCCACGCCGAAGCTGATCGCGGTCAGCCAGCGCCATACGCGCTTCACTTGGGGCTCACGGCCGGGCAGACCGCCTTTCCGTGGTCCACGCCCATCTGGTAGCTGTACCAGCCGGACATGATGATCAGCCCGATGAGCAGGAGCGTTTGGTACCAGCGCATTCCCTCTCCTATCCGACGATGCCGAGCACGGCGCCGATGACGGTCCAGATGGCCATGCAGACCACGAAGACCGCCCAGTGCCGCTTGTGGTGCGCGATGTCCACCTTCAGGTGCCAGAAGGCGAAGAAGGACACCCCCGCGCCGATCGCGAGCCACGCCCAGAGTGCGATGTGCGCTCCGGGGCCGGTGGCGGTCACCGCAGAAACCCCAGGTAGTAGGCCACCCCGACGACGAACGCGCTGAACGCGATCCCCCAGACGAGGGGGGGAATCGGGGTGGCCTTGCCGAGCCGATCCGAGACGATCGCGATGAGGACCGCGACCAGGCAGAGCAGACCGAATTTGATGAGCCCCATTACAGCGGCCCCCTTCCGTAGGCGAACAGGAAGACCGAACCCGCGAACCATACGGACGCCGCGACCGCGCCTGCGAGCAGGCCGTGTCGACGGCTTACGAAGGTGCCGTATCCAGCGGAGACGCCCAGGAAGAGCAGCAGGGTCACCCACCCGATGATCTTCCATTCCTCGTGTGTGATCAGGTCCATCTCTCTCCCATCGCGTGGGCCTTGTTTACCCACGGGATACAGGATATCGTCTGGAAGAGATCGACACAAGCCGCCCCGGGCCGGGCCTTCCCTCCGGCCCGGGGCCTCACGAAGGAGAAGCACGTGGAGACGAAGAAGAGCGATTGGCCGATCGCGTTCCTGCTGTCGGTGTGGAGCATCTGCGGTACGGCGCTGGCCATCTGGTGGACACGGTGAGCGGGATGGACATCCACGAGGCGTGCGGTCGCGTCGCAGCGGCCGTGACAGAGGCAAGCAACGAGCTGGGGGTCAGCTCCAGCGCCGCGTGGGATCTGACTGAGGCATGGGACGCCCTCAGTGCCTGGCTTTCGCATCGGGGCTTCCTGCCGAACCGGCCCGCGTCGTCGCTGGTTCAGGTGGTCCGGCAGGCGCTGCACGACGAGGGCGCGCCGCTGGAGGCCGCCGACCGGCTGGCGAACCGCATCACGCTGGGCATGATTCTCCTGGAGGAGGAGCAGAAGCGGCTCTTCGAGCAGGCCGCCATGTCGCGGCAGGAGGCGATCAAGGAGCTGGCCCTGGACCTGGGTGACGTGCTGTCGGCTGCGGAGACGCTGGCGACGATGGCGCAGAAGCGCGGGACGACGCGGACGGTGGTGACCCCGCTGGAGCAGGCCCGGGAGCAGGTGTGGCAAGCGTTCCTGGCCCAGGAGGCTCCGTCCGGGGAGCCTGAGCCGCACGGGCGCGGGCCGCTGGCGGTGGAAGCTCTGCGCCTGGAGGCGTGGCGCCGGTACGCGGTCGGGCATCCGATGGTGTCGGCGTCATTCGGAGAGCAGAACAACCGGTGGCCGCAGTGCCGGTGTTCGGAGTGTCGTCGGCTGGTGTGGCCGCTGCTGCCCGCTGATCTGCGGCAGGCTCTGCACGGTGAGCTGGAGGCGTTGGAAGGCGGGCAGGGCTGATGCCGCGCAAGTCGATGCATCGCACGGCCGAGGGGAAGCCGAAGAGGGGGATCCGGTCTCGGGAGCTTGCGGAGGTGGCGCGGGGACGGATGATCGCGCGCACGGGGGTGTACGGGCCTTCGGTGCACATCTACCTGTGTGACGAGTGTTCGCTGTGGCATATCGGCCGGTGGTCGAAGCCTACGGACCGTAGGCGCCGGGTGGGTATTGCCAGGTCAGCCTAGCTGGAAAGCGGCTACGCAGGGTGAGATTTGACTGATCGAGTTCGGAGAGAGATCGACGCTCATGTATCGAGTTGTGAAGGGTGGTGGCCACCGCATGCCGCACGCCGAATGGATCATGGAGGAGCTGGACCGCGCCACGCAGACGCTGGAGTTCGCCGACGCGTACGCCGTGATCTCGGCGTGGCAGCGGGAGCACCCACCGCACTGGCACCCGGGCCACGGGCACGTGCACTACGACGAGCCGCCGCCGGTGGAGGTGGCCGCCGCCGACCTGACGATCCAGCGCCTGCGGATCGAGGCCATGGAGCGGGCGGGCGCCCGGTACCAGCGGGCCGTGGAGACGTGGCGCGCCGTGGCCGTGCGGGAGGCGGGCGGCCCGTTCGGGCCGTGGCCGTCGCAGGTGCGGCAGGGGAACGCGCTGGAGTACCCGGTCACGCGGGTGCTCAACGAGGAATGGGCGGAGGAGGAGTGAGCGGCCTGTACCTGAGCCAGGAGCGGCGGGCGCGCGGCGAGCTGCGGCCATGGGAGGCGCGCAGCGTGCGCGGGATCCTGGACTACGCGGCCGACCGGCTGGCCGAGATGCAGAAGGTCGTGGGGATCTCGCAGCGGCAGTTCGGTGCGCGGATCGGCACGACGCAGGCCACCGTGTCGCACGTTCTCAACCGCAGGTGGAGTAACGCGCTGATCGGCACGCTGGTCCGGATGGCGTCGGCTGTCGGTGGCGAGGTGGTCGTGACGATCAGGTGGAGGAATCCCCTGGTGCTGGCGGCCGACCCGAGCGGGACGATCTTCAAGTGCACCTGCGGCGGGATGATCGCCGGGGCGACGGGCGAGGTGGCGACCGGATCGGACACCAAAGAGCTGGACGACTCCGGACGCTGGCGGCTCTGGACGACACAGGGCGCGCCGTTCGGCGAGGAGGTGGCGCGGCATGTCCTCGGATGCCCGCAGGGGCGCCAGTGCTACGTGATGGAGTACATGTAGACCCCCGAGACGCGAGAAGGGCTCCAGCGCCATGCTGGAGCCCTTCCTCGTACCCTCCCGCTGTCACCCGGGGCCGTGCGTCCTCAGTCGAGCGTACCGAACGCCAGCTCCCCCGCGCGGGCCAGCCCGGCGAGGAGCGCGTTCAGGGTCGTCGGGCTGTCGATGGTGTGCCACCAGCCGTCGCGGCCATCGGTGAAGGCGGGCATCGAGCCGGGCTCGTACTGCTGCCAGCGCTCGATCGGCACGGTCGTGGCCACCTGGACGTAGCCGCCTTGGCTCGCGTGCTCCCCGGTGATCTCGAAGACGGTCCCGGCGGTGTCGGTGAAGCCGAGCCGCAGGGTCTCGGGGCCGGTCGGGTCGACGTCCTCGAATCCGGCGGGCGCCAGGTTGGCGCGCTCCATCTCCTGCACGGCGGCCGACGCCTCGCCGCGCTGCTCGGCCTTGTAGTCCTCGACGCGCGGGTCCTGCTCCAGCGGGCCGTGCGCGGCGAGGCGCTGGAGTACGTCGGTCTCCAGCGTGGCGTTCGGGCCGTCGCCGATGGCCAGCGCCCGGTTGGCGCGCATGAGCACGTCCTCCAGGAGCGTGAAGACCAGGCTCTTGTCCCGGCCGGGCGGCAGCAGGCCGTGCAGCAGGCGGCCGACCTCGGCGATCTGCTGCCGGGCGGCTTCGTGCCCGAGTTGTTTGCGCAGGCTGTTCGCGGGTTTGAACCCGATGCCGTCCAGCCACTCGTCCAGGTGTACGTCTCGGTTCATGCGATCTCTCCCTGCTTAGGCCACACCACGTCGAGTGGTGAGTTCGTCTCGTTGTAGGCGCGCCGGACGGTCGAGCCTACCGGCACGATCTCCCAGCTTGCCGACTCGGGGAACTCGCGTTCGACGAGGAGGCGGGCAACGGAGCCGGGCCTCCAGAACCAGCGCGGCATGAGATCGGCGTTGCGCGCCCAGGTCTCGATCTCCTCGGAGCGCTCCTGGGTGCCGTCCCACATCATCTCCTGGACCTGGCCGGGCTTGCGGTTGAGCATCTCTCTCTCCTCCACCTGAAGACGAAAGCGCGGCGCCAGCCCCCGTGAGACTGACGCCGCGTCATTCAGTATGCCTCTGTGCAGGTCACTGGACCACGCCCGTGGTTGGTCCTCCAGCGCCCTGCCTTGTCGCGCGAGGTGATCCGGCACCAGGCCGCAGACGGTTGCGCCGGGCTGGCGACCAGCACCACGATCGTGTTCGCCGTGGGGGCCTCCTTGCTGACCCCCTTGCTCCAGTAGCCGCCGCGCGCCGCGAGTTCGGTGATCTCCTCGCTGTGCGTGGTGCCGCCGGTGGACCACGCGGCGGTCATGGCGATCGGATTCGGGCCGAACCGGTTCTCGGCCATCGCCTCCCACTTGATCTCCAGGAGCACGGGCTCCTCCCGGAGGTTGCTACCGACCGTCACGGTCAGCCCCAGCGCCACGATCGACACGACCGTGACGCCGAGAGCTGTCGCCACCTTCACCGGTAGCTCGCGACCGTGATCGTCACGAAGATCGTGGCCACCACCATGAGCAGGCCGCGACCCCACGGGCCGATCTTGTTCCACGTGCGGATGGCCAGCCAGGTCAGCACGCCGACGATCAGCACACTGTAGAACCACGGCTGGCTGACCAGCTCGGAGAACGTGGGCTTGGCGGTCGTCACGACCACGCCACCGGCCTGCTTGCCGAAGCCGATCGCGGCCATGAGGACCTCGAACACGTTGCCGCCGGTCACCGTGCCGCCGGACTGCGTCCAGAGGTAGACGGCCACGACAACGGCCGCCAGGAGCACCAGAATGCCCACAATCTTACCCATACGTTCCTCCCTCTCCTGTTGTCCTACGCACTACATGATACCTTACCGTGAACAGCAGGTCCAACCCGCGTAACGGACAAAGCCCCGGCCCGCGTGCAACGGGTCGGGGCTTCGCGGTCCTTCGCAATCAGGTGATCGTAACGGTCATCGTGCACCGCCCGTTACCCTGGTCCTTGTGCGAGACGCCCTTGCGCACGATCGTGCAGTCGATCTCGCCCTTCGGGTCGGACAGCTTGCCGTCCACCCGCACAACGTCGCCCGGCTTCACCGGGATGGTCTTCGTAAACCCCTCCCCGAGGAAGAGCACCGGCGTCCGGGCGTTGTTGACCGACCAGGACACCTCAGCCGGACCGGCGTCCCACCCCACGCTCAGGGTGGCCGTGTCGCCGTCCTCGCGGAAGCTCGGCGACATGGTGTACGCACCCCAGGCCAGGAGGGCTACCGCCGTACCAGCCGTGAGCGCCGTTACGGCTCTCACGACGTCGCGCTGCGCCGCCGGGCGAGCAGCAGCAGGAAGAGGCCGGTGAAGATCAGGCCCACGGCGATCAGGACTACCGCCATGACCGGGAAGCCGGTCTTCGGCAGGCTGTCGCCGACCTGGCCCGCGAAGATCGTCCGGGTCGGAAGTCCGATGCTGCGCGATGGGCTGGCGTTCGGCGACGTCGAGCCACCCATGCTCACGCTCGGGCTTGGCGTGGGGCTGGCACTGCTCCGGCTAGGGCTCGGGCTGCTCGGGCTCGGGGACGAGGGCGTCGGCTTCACGCAGAGGCACTTCAGGTCGTACTTCGTGCCGTGGAAGGCGATCCAGTCGACGACGGTCGACCCGGTCTCGGTCCAGTAGCCGACGCCGAACGTCACCACGCGGGTGGCCGAGGTCAGCGCGGGCTTGCCCACCTTGGTCGGCTTGCCCACCAGGTCCGAGTACTTGTCCACCGGGTGGCTCTGGCCGCCCTCCTGGGTGGCGTCCATCGCCGTGGACCAGAGCTTGCCGTCCGCCTGCGTGATGATCGAGGAGTACGGGTTGCTGGTCTCGACCTTGAAGACCACCTTGCCCGCCACGCTGGCGTGGAAGGTGCCGATGACCTTGTCCATGTCGGCCAGGTCGATCGGGTCGGTGGTGTGGTGGATCAGGTCCTTGCCCTCGAACTTCAGCCCGTGCTCCGTGGGCTCGGGGAGGAGGTCCTGTTCGTCTGCGTTGGCGTACCAGCCGGACGGGATGGTACAGACCGGCGCGGTCTCGGCGCTGGCGCTGGGCGCGGACGCCAGCACCAGGCCCGTGAGCCCGGCCGCCAGCGCGGCGGCCAGGCCGATGATCATTTTCCTCATGACCCCTCCCACTCTCTCCTGGGCTGACCGTGCGTGCAGCCCTCCTCGTGAACCAGGTACCCGCGATAGTCGGGCATCGCGGTGCCGTACTTCGGGTGCGGGACCTGCGACCACCTGATCTCGCGACGGTTGCAGACGCGGGCCGCCATCTTGTCGGGCACCCGTACGAACCTGCTGCCGATGTACGGAGCGCGCCGGGGCGCGTCCGGCAGCGGCGTGGGTGCGCAGCCGTAGCCGTTGCGCTTCTTCACAGGGACTCCTTCAGCGGGTCGTAGATCGGCAGCATCGCGGTCTGGTTCGGGTCGTACGCGGGCGCGTCCTTCCCGTGCTCGTAGCGCTCCAGGTAGCGGTGCCACTCTCGTAGCTCCGCGACCTCGGCCTGCGGGTCGTGCTCGCCGCCCATGTTGAACTGCGGCAGCGTCGGGTTCCCGAGACGCTCGACCTCCTGCTTCAGGTCGTTCGTCCACATCGGGAAGCCCTTGGGCAGGTCGAGCATGCGGCCGAAGAGCTGGCACACCACCACGTGGTCGTATGCCCCGTACCAGGCCCAGAGCTGCGGGAGCGCGTGCTCCAGCACGAAGTCCCGGACGGCGTTGGCGATCATGCGACGCGGCGCCACGACGTTGGTGCCCATGTCGATCTCGTACCAGCCCGGCGTGGGATCCGAGACGTCCGGGATCCGGATCTGCTCGCCGCCGTTGCGTCCGAGCTTCAACGGCAGGTGCGGGACCACGTGCTTCATCAGCCAGGGGTGCGCGCGGATCCGGTCGTACAGCGGACCGGCCGCGATCTCCTCGTTGACCATGTACAGCCTGGCGTCGTCCTCGCGGATCATGGCGATCGAGATCAGCTCGGTCGTCTTGCCGTCCTCCAGGAACTCGCAGTCATACCAGGTGCGCATCTCTCTCCCTTCAGGCCGCCGGGCGGATGCCCGGCGGTAGTGCGAGTGGTGGTGGGGGGAGCTGGTTCCCGGTGTCCCGCCGGGCCTCCAGGTCGGCCGCTGTCGTCCCCACGGCCGCAAGGTGTCCCTCTACGGTGCGTTGCTTGTCCGCCTCGGCCTGGAGGGCGTTCAGGGCCGCCGCAACGGCACGCTCGCGGCCGTCGCCGCCGACGTTGATGTTGATGTTGGTGTTGTGGGTCTCGTGCTCGGGCCGCGTCTTGGCGCCCTCGATCTCGGCGATGCGGTCGAGCACCTGGAGCAGCAGGGCCCCGGCGCGCACGTCGGGGATGATCAGCTCCCCGTCTTCGTCCCGGCCGCCGATCGCCCGGGGCATGAGTGCGCCCAGCATCGTCTCCAGGTGGAGGAGGTACTTCTGGCGGGCGATCGCCAGGCGCTCCGTGTCCTCCTCGCGCAGCTTCGCCCGCCGGGCCAGCGCGCGCGGCAGGATGGTCGCCACCGTGCTCTTCGACGGGCTGCCACCGAACTCCTTGCGCATCCGGTCGGCGATCTGGTCGTACGTGAGCCCGCGCGCGTAGAGCGCCAGGAGGAAGTCCTCCCGCAGGATGGCCGCGTCCCGGCGCATCCGGTAGCGGCTCTGCTGAGCCCCCTCGGTGAAGCCCTTCATGCGCCCCATGTCGTCCTCCTTGCTTCGCGGTCCCGACGTACGGCCGCCTTCGAGAACCTCCATGATCCACCGGGGGTTTGCATCGCAGGCAGGCGCTGGTTACGGGCCCACGTGATCGCGGTGGCGCGCCTCACCCCGTACAGCGCGGCGACCTCCTCGGGGGTGAGGAGGCCCTCGGAGATGTCGAACTCATCCATGGAAGGCCTTGGCCTGGCCCTTGTCCTCCAGGCGCTCCAGACGGTCGTCCAGAAGCCGGGCGAAGCGCCGGAAGCTGATCGCCACGGCGTCTGCCACCCGGCGAAGCTCGAACTCGTCGGCCCCGGGCATCCAGTCGGCCAGCGCCAGGCGCAGGGCCCCGAGCCGCTCGGGGGTCGGGTCCCCGGCACGCACCAGGAGCTGGGAGGCCATCTGCGAGGCCAGCCAGCGGATCTCCTCGTCAGTCGCGGTCGCCATGGCGTCTCCACTCGGCGTTGCCCAGGTAGCCGAAGCCGAAGACCCCGGCGCCACCGCCGAGCACCAGCGACAGCAGCAGGGTCATGAACCAGCGGACGTCGATCGTCCAGATGAAGGCGAACAGGCCAGCCACGGCCGCGAGGCCCCCCACGATCGTGAGGAGCCTCGCGAGGAAGATCACGTATTCGAGCGCGTGATCGTTCCACTTGCTGACCCGTGGGCGCTCCTGCTCGGAGACCACCCGGCGGGTTACGGTCACACGTTCCTCCCTGCGATGTTGCAGCCGCCCTCACCGGGCTTGCTCTTGTACGCGTACCGGCGATTGGGTGCCAGGATCTCGCAGGTCGCCGGGTAGTTACCGGTGGCGGCGAGCTTGACCAGCGCGCCCCGGTGCGCGGTCGTGATGCACGTCCAGGGCAGCGGCTGATCACCCAGCTCCTTGCACCTGCCCACCGTGCCACTGACGGTGATCACGAGGTGGGCGCCCTGAACGCTGTCACTGACGACGAGCTGCACGATCTTGTAGTCGCCCTGCGGGTCCTTCAGGCCCGGCGGGATCACCCAGTAGCCAGCGGCCAGGACGCCTGCGCCGAGCAGCGCCGCCGTGAGTCCGGTTCGGATCTTCATCCGCCTACCACCAGCCCATGTGCGGGCCCAGCCAGAAGACGACGAACGCCGCGAGGCCGACGCCGATCAACATCGGCAGCTTGCTTCCCTTGCCCTTGGCCATGTACTTCCCTCTCTCCTGAGGTGTTCGGACCTTGCGAGGCCGGTGCAGGTGTTGAACCTGCGACCCCCGCCCTATCCCCTGTCGCGAACCGGGGCAGAACCGTCCACGTGGCCACGTCTCCAGTTCTGGTGCGGCGCTCTACCACTGAGCTAACCGGCCGTGCACGGAACGGATCCACGGCGGGGCGTAAGCCCCCATCGCCCGCCATGAGGCAGGCACCCTGTTGGGCGAGCCGGGCACGGGGTTCCGGCTACCGCTTCACCGCTCCGCTGGTGGGCCTTTCAGCGCACCCGGGGGACAACCCTGGTCGTCCAGACGCTCGCGGATCCCCTACCCCCCGATAGACAGAGGAGCCTCTTCGCTTCCGAGTTACCGTCGTGCCGCGAATGGATTCGAACCACCATCCGATCCCCCTTGCGAGGGCCGCTCTACCACTTGAGCTACGCGGCGGGGCACGCGGGCTCACATGTCCGTACTCCCGCGCCGGTCGTACGCCCTGCGCGCGGTTTCGAGATAAGTTCGCGGCTTGCCCTGTTACCTGCCACATCGTTATTTCAGGGTCGGATGTGGCCGTTGACCCCGTGGAAGGTCCGGGTATCGAACCCGGCTCAGCCCCTGGTGGAGCGTCCTTGCCGCCCCTGCCCGTCAGAACGGAGCCGTAGGAGCGGTCCTTCCTCCCCCTCCTTCCAGATCTGCCGTGTAGAGGGCCACGGGCTAGCGGCTGCCGCCGCCAAGCGCACCTTGTCGGCGCCTTGCGATCCTGCCCGGCGGCGTCCCGCCGTATGTCTACACACTACACGATCGCGTCCGGTTATACAAGCCGTGACCGATTTGATCACCGTGAGCGAGCGGCCTTCGCCTCGTGGTCGCTGTGCGCCAGCCGCTCGGCACGCACCCGCTCCGCCTCGGCGTCCTTGCGCTTACGCTGCTCGGCGTGCTCGTTGCACACGAACAGGTCGCCGTTCGGACCCTTGCGCCGATGCCGGGCCGACGCCGGGTGCGGCGCCCTGCCCACACCCAGCTCATGGATCAGCGCCGTGCAGTCGTCGCAGGCGCGGTGCGCGCCCTTGTGCAGGGTCCACTTGACGCCTACGGCGCCCCACTGCTCGGCGGGGGCGGGCGGCTTGGGGGCGTTGGCCTCGTCCACGTCGAAGAGGCCCAGCGCGTCGTCCACCCACCCATCGAAGTCAGGTCCGGTCATCGGGTCTCCAGCCCTTCGCAGTACTCCTGGTAGCGCTCCCTGGCGCGGTCGGCGTTGAGCGTGAAGAAGACGACGGGCTTGGGCTCGCCCAGGCGGTACATGGCCGCGAGGTGCCCGCTGGAGCCCGGTTGCCCTTCACCTGGAGCGATGTTGAAGAGCGCGGCGCAGCCACTCTGCGACGCGGTGAAGCCAGCGCCCATCACCAGCCTGCCTTCTTGCACATCGGCGGCACTGGCCGCGTACTGCTGAAGGCCCAGCCATGGGCGCCCGGTCCGCTCCTGGCGGAAGTAGTTGGGCACCGCGTACTTCTCCGGCTCGCTCGATTTCGTCGGCCAGATCCAGGGCTCGTTCTCGGTCTCGTCGTCGGGCATCCTTCTCCTCCTGAGGTAGTGGCTGGAGGCCTCTCGCGATGCGCGCGATGTCCTCCAGGGGCTCGGGTATGTAGACGTACCGGCCCCGCACCACCGTGGAGGGTATGCGGGTCCGGCACTCAGGTTCGAACGTCACGGCTCCTGCTTCGGCTCGGTCGCCTCGATCTTGACTCGGCCGTCCTCGTACGCGCGAATCAGGTCGGCCAGCTCTGCCGTGCGGTGATTCCAGGCCGAGGAGAGCTTGAGATCGACGCCCTGCGCGTGGAGGTACTTCCGCGCGGCGGCCTCGCGCTCCATCGCCTCCCATTCAGGCAGGGTGTAGATCATGCCGTGCTGGCTGAAGCCGGAACCGTTGGTGCGGTCGTCGCGGCGGTACTTCTCCACGACGCCGTGGCCGCCGTCCTTGACCACATGCAGCCAGACCGGACCGGCCTTGACCACCGTGACGGGGAAGGCGCCACGGTTTCCGTACTCCCTGAGCAGCATCAGGCTGTCGTCCTTCTGGACGGTGGCCAGCTCGTTGGTGGGCATAGCTCTCTCCTGTAGGCTGGGCGAGCCCCCGGCTCAGTGCGCAACCGGCCGGGGGCTCGCTTGTGTCCGGGGTCAGATGCCGCAGAACTCGCGGATGACGCGGGCCATGTTGTCCTTCGGGTCCGCGATCGACTTCTCACCGAAGATCGAGCGCGTGAAGCGCTTGGCGTCGGCCTGCGCCGGGTCGCCGGTGGCCTTGGTGAACCAGTCGGCGAACTCGCCCACGGCGTTGAGAGCGCCCCACGCGGTGTTGCGCGCGTTGGCCTGGGTGTCGGCGTCGGCGAACAGGGCCATGAGCTGAGATTCCTTCTCGGCCCAGCTCGTGAGCGCCTTCTTCGACGGGTCCTCGCCCGGCCCGAACTCCTTCTCGATGATCTTGCGGAACTGGTCGTTCGTCATGTGGGTGGCGATCATCTGGTTGGCCACCTCCTGGAACTCGTCCATGTAGGGCAGCACCAGGCCCAGCGCGTCACGGGCGTACTCGGCCGCCAGCTCGGCGTTCTTGGTCTTTTTGACCTTGTAGGTGGACAGCGCCTTCATCTTGCCGACGCGCAGGGTGTTCGCGCAGACGGTCCGGATGCCGGAGATCATGGCCATGGTCGGAAGGCTGGTGTCGAAGCTCGTCGAGACGGTCAGCCAGAGGCGCACCTGCTCGTCGAGCACGCCGCCGACGTGGATCTCCTTCGGCAGCTCGAAGCTCATGAAGACCTTGCGGCCCTCGTCGAGCGCGCCGCAGGTGCTCACGGTCGGCTCGCCGTAGTTCAGGATGGCGTCGCCGAAGTTGACCAGCGTGTCCCGGGGGGTCCAGAGCGGGTAGCCGGGGCTGGCCTGACCGAGGATCTGAAGCTCGTTCGTCTCCGGGTGCACGCGGCAGATGTTGACCCGCTTTGTGTCGGTCGCGGTCTTGCGGACCTTCAGCGGCGAGCCGGGGGAGATCGGAACCTCCAGCTCCGAGGTGATCGGGGCGCGCAGGATGTCGAAGTCGCACTTCGCGAGCTGGAGGAGCTTGCCCGCGCTGACCGGCTCGTTGACGACCACGCCGAGCTTGTGCCAGGCGGGCTGCCGGACGGAGGCGAAGGCGCCGCCAGTGACGGTCTCGTCGATCTGGTGGTTCGGGCCTTCCTTCACGTCGTACTTGGTTCCCCAGTCGTTCACGGTGGGGTCGTATTCGGGGCTCTGCGGAGTGGTCATGTCGTTCCCTCTCTCCCTGAGGTGTTGTATGCCATGACCATACAGGCGGTTGACCGCAGTGTCAAATCCAGGTGGGGCAGTTCTACGCCGGGATCCGAATCCGGGGCATCTCGCCGGTGGCCACGTCCCACGCCCCAGCGCGCCAGCGCCGGTGGCCCTCGTCGAACAGGCCCGCGTCGCGGTGCACGGCGTCCACGTGCTGCTGCCACTCCTGTACGTAGTCGGGCGCCGACATCCAACCGCGCACGTGCCGGTCGAAGCGGTCCAGAATGGCCTGGGCCTCGTCGTCGAGCGCGTGGGTGGGCTCGTGCGTCATCGGTACCGCGACGTGCAGCGTGGGCGGCACGGGAGTGTAGGAGAGCTGGACGGTTGGGTCGGCGCGCAGGGCGCGCAGTACCTCGGTCGGGGTGGCGTCGGCGAAGGCGCCCACGGCCATCATCTCGGAGACGAGGGTGGGGGAGTTCTCGGTGGCGCCGACGTGCAGCGGTACGGCGTCGACGCTGGGCGACCGGCCGGGGCCGGGGGCGTGGCGGCCGGTGGTGAAGATCAGGTAGGGCACGCCGAGGAGCAGGATGGAGCGGGTGCGCGGTCCTGCGCAGGCGTACACGTAGACGTAGATGGCCGCCGCCGCGAGGAACGCGATGCCGTACAGCGTGGCCATGAACTCACTGTGTGTCATGGTTTCGGACCTCCTGGTGTGGGACGCTACCGCAGGGAGGCCCCGGGGTCCGGCTCGATGTCCGGTCCCGGGACCTCACGGACGGTTAGACCTCCCAGGTGGGGAGCCTGTTCGTCTTGCGGTTGACGTTGTACGCGTTGACCACGATGTCCGCCACGGCGTCCACCACGGAGATACCCCGGGTGCGCGCGTTGGTCCGCGCCCGGCCGATGATGCTGTCCGGGTCGCACTGCGCGGTGCGGCGCAGCTTCTCCACGAGCTGCGAGGCGTTGACCTGCTCCCCGTAGCGGTAGAAGACGTTCGCCAGGCCGGAGAAAAGGTGGCCGACGACGGCCTCCCGGCGCGGCCCCCACGCGGCGACCGCCGTCGTGAGCGCGGCGCTGGCCGAATTGCCCTTGTCCCATTCGTACGCGCGCATCAGCGCGGTCACGGCCACGAAGCTGTTCTTGTGGCCCCGCTCGGCGATCAGGCCCGCACGGTCCACGATCAGGTTGCAGGCCAGCGCCAGCGGCTCGTTCTGTACGACGGCGACCGCGAAGAGCTGGAGCGGGGACAGCCGCTTGGTGTTGTTGAGCTTGGCGAACATCGCGGCCTCCTGCTCCAGGGACAGCCCCCGGTAGACCGTGCAGGAGATCGCCTTGTCGCCCTGGCCGGTCTGGCGCAGGACTTCGAGCCGGTGGTTGCCGTCGAGGCAGATCAGGGTGCCGTCCTCGCGGGCGCTCAGGGTCGGCACGCCGAGGGCCATCGGGTCCCACTCGCCGATCAGGGCGTCAACCCGGCGCTGGTCCAGGGGCCGCTGGACCCGCAGGTCCACGGTCACGCTCCCCGGCTTGCGGGTTTCGATCTTGTGCTGGATGGGCGTTGTCACTGGGTGTTACCTCTCTCCTTGAGTTGCCTAGTCAGACGCTCCAGCTCTCGGCGCGCCGCGCCGAACTGGGTCGCCCACTGGGCGCATTCCCCGGGGTCCAGGGTGTCGGCGAGGGTGCCGAGGGCCTGGATTCCATCGATGAGCCCGGCGGCCACGGCCGCCGAGTTGTTCAGGATCTTGCGCTGCTGCGCAGGGGACACCTGCGGCTGCGTGAGCCGCTTGAACTCGCGCGTGATCCGGGCGTCGGCGGACGACGGCCGACCGGCCGTGCCCTTGTGGACGCCGTCCAGCTCCCGGCGCGCCATCTCCTGGATGGCCTCCGGGTACTGCTTGTCGATCCAGCGCAGCATGTAGCGGGTTTCCCGTACCTGGTCGACGTCCAGGGACAGGTACTCGCAGATCGTGCGGTCCAGCTCGTCGCGCTTCGTGGTCGGGACGCATTGCTGGATCTTCTGGATCAGGTAGACGGCTTCGACCATCGACATGGGCGAGCCGCCGGGCCTGGCGATGTCGAGCAGCATCCAGGAGAGCACGTGGCTGAACGTCCGAGCGACGTAGCAGGAGCCGGGCAGGCGCTCCAGGCGCATCGCCTCCCAGCGCCGCTCACCCATGAGGACGACCCACCCGGCGCCGGGCTGGAGGGCCAGCAACGGCGGGATGAAGTCCTTCAGGTGGACGGCTTCCCGTAGCGCATCCAGGTCGCCGAGCTGGGATCGGTGGGCGTAGGTGCCCACTTCCCGGTAGTCGTACTGCCGCCGCGTGCCGCGTAGGAGATTCGCTGGTCCGTAGTCCAGTCGATCCACCGATAGCCATCGTCCTGTGTGAGTAGCCACCATCCGTATCCGTTGACCGTGTGTATGAGCGCGGGCACGCCGTGTGGGTCGTCCACGAAGTGCGGGATTCGCCATCCCGTGGTCTCCGTGAGGTCCCACGTCTGGGCGTGCTCAGTCTCGTCGTGGCAGGTGCGGCACAGCGCGAGCATGTTGCGGGGGTCGTTCGAGACCTCTGCGGCCTCCCCGTGAACGCCTCCGGCTCCTCGCGCCTGGCGATGGTGGGCGTCCAGGTGAAGCCCGAACTTGCCGCATCCCTCGCATTTGCCCCAGCTTCTCGCCAGGGTCCGCGCCCTTGCCGTGTCGAGACTCATACGTACGGTCTACCTCCCTCCCGATGTGCGGGCTTGCTCTTGATCCGGCAAGCCGTCATGATTGTATCTTACGCGCAGACATGTTGCTCAGCGCAATACAAGTGCATAGGAGGGAGACAGAGATCATGCCGAACAGGCTCGAAGACCTGCCTCCGGAGGTGCTGGCCGAGTACCACCGGAACATCAGGGACCGGCTGAAGATCGACACCACGAGGGACCCCGACCCGTTGATCGACCTAACGGACATCGCCACCCTCGCGGGCCTGACGCCGAAGACGCCCAGCGTCTGGCGGAACCGGACCAAGAACGGCGAGATCCGCCACCCGTTCCCCGAGCCGGGCGACCCGGCGGGCCAGCGCTACGAGGACAAGCCCCTCTGGCGGGCCGTGACCGAGGTGATTCCCTACCTGGAGACCACCGGCAACTGGCCGCCGGAGTCCGGCGCCCGCCCGGCCACCCGTGGCGTTCGCGGCCCCCAGCGCCGCCCCAGGGTGCGACGGACCTACCCTGGCGACGCTGCGTAGGATCTACCCCAGGAAACGAAGAAGCCCGGCGTCCCCACGCCGGGCCATTTCGAGAAGTGCGAGCAGCCAAACCCGCGCCTTCAGGGTACGCCCGTATGGCGCGGACATACAACTGAAGGAGTATGCCAACATGGCGATCCGTCGCGGGCCGGTACCGGCCGACGCGTTTACGATCATCAGCAACGCCTGGCTTCGTGACCCCCGCCTCTCGCTGAAGGCCAAGGGCCTCGCTGCGTACATCGCGAGCCACGCCCCGGGACACGTCCTCACCGTGGAACAGATCCTCGCCGAGAACACGGACGGCAAGGACGCCGTGCGCGCCGGAATGGCCGAGCTGGAGGCCGCCGGATACCTCACCCGGGAGCAGGTGCGCGCCGAGGGAGGGCGGATTTCCCGCACCGACTACGTGCTCAGAGACCCTGCCGATGGCGGATTTGCCAGCGCCGGAAAATCCGCCCCTGGTGCCGACCAGGCAGAACAGGATGTTTCCGCAGGTGGTAGCCAGAGCGGGTTTTCCGGCGCCGGTGAACCCGCCGGTAAGAAGACCATCTTCAAGAAGACCAAGAAGACTCCCTCTGCTTCGCAGAGGGGCACGCGACTCGCAGACGACTGGATGCCCTCGGAGAGCACGAAGGCGTGGTGCGCCGAGAAGCTCCCCCCGATGCTCTACAACCGGGCCGGGCTGGAACTGGCGAAGTTCAGGAACTACTGGACCTCGAAGACCGGCGCCGGGGCGACCAAGCTCAACTGGGACCGCACCTTCCAGAACTGGATGCTCAACGCGGCCGACCGCTACGGCACCGCGCCGACGTCCGGCGCCCCCGCCGGTGCGCAGTTCAAGAGCGCGCAGGTCCAGAACCAGGAGCTTGCGGACCGGAAGAGGCTCCGCGCCAAAATCACGCAGGCGTACATCGAGCAGGGCCTCTCGGTGGACGAGGCGTACGACCGGGCCGGGGAAGACCTGGCACGCCTCGAAGCCGGAGAAGCGCTTGAAACAAGTTCACTCGGGGGATACATTGATGGAGTGATCATCGACGGAGGTCAGCAGGAGGTGACGTCCAAATGAGGTTTGACCTGGTACAGGATCTTCTGACCGTGATCAGTGAGCTTGACCGCTCGCCGTTCCCCGAGGGTGCCGCCAAGTCCTGGATGACCATCCTGGACGGCATCGACTACGCCGACGCCCGCCAGGCCGTGCTGGAGCACTACGCGTCCGCCTCCAGCCGCGACGGCTCGGGCAACGTCCGGCGCGTCCTGCCCGCCGATGTCCGCACCGGCGCGCACCGCATCGCCGAGCAGCGGGAGCGGGCGCTCCGGCGGGCGCTCCCGGCCGCGCCCCGGCCGCGTCTCGGTTCGACCGGGCGTCCGGCCGCCGTGCTCGCCGAGCTGGCCGCCGCCCGCCAGCGGGCCGAGGCCGCGACACGCAAGCACCGCGAGAAGCTGGCCGCCGCGTGAAGCTCGCGATCGAGCGCCTGGAGTCCAAGCTCCAGGCGCTCGAACCGCTCCAGCTCCCGTTCCACTGGACGCTGACCGGCACCCGCGCCGCGCCGGAGGACGAGTGGCGGCCGGTCGTGATCCGGATGGTCCAGCTCGTGAAGGAGTACCTGGACCCGTGCCACACCCGGCCGCTGAAGCGCTGCACGCACGTCCGGCCGTCGCACGGCGGGGCGATCGGGATGGACTCCTGGTTCCACGACGCCTGCCGCGCGGCGGGCTGGCTGCCGAGGGTCTACCCGGTGAAGCGTGACGAGTGGCGGATGTACGGGGGCCACGCCGGGGCGATGCGCAACCACCGGATGCTGGTCGCCGAGCGTCCACACCTGTGCACAGCGCTTGTGCATAACGCTTCTCGGGGGGCGACCGGCTGCGCGAACGAAGCGCTGACCCTCGGGTACCCGGTGCTCCGGATCACCGAGGAGGAGTTGCGGATCCCGCTTCACCCGGGGTAAAGTGAGGTCTCACGCACTACATGTCTTAGGAGAGAGACGTGCCAGACGAAGCCCCCAAGCAACTCCCCAAGAACGAGCTGTTCCCCAAGCAGACCATGGCCGACAAGATCGATGCCGCCTTCTCCCTCGCCGAGGAAGAGGACCCGCGCGCCGAGGAGGATGACGCCAACCCGAGTACGGGAGCCGTCCACGTGGACTCGTATGGCACGCCGGAGTTCAGCGTGCCGCGTGGCGGCATCGGCTTCCCGCTGGGCCTGCGCGCCATTCCCGCCGCACCGCAGATCTACGCCCTGCTGTCGAAGGTGATGGCCGAGGTCAAGGCGGTCGGGAAGACCGGCGTCAATCAGCAGCAGGGCTACAACTTCCGGGGCATTGACGCCGTGGTGAACGCCCTCGGCCCGGCGATGCGCCTGCACGGCGTCGTGCCGGTGCCCAAGGTCAAGAAGGTCGACTACCGCGAGACGATGACCACGGGCAACAAGCCGACCCGCGAAGTCACCGTGCAGGTGCGGTACCGCTTCTACGCGCCGGACGGCTCCCACGTGGACGCCGACGTCATCGGCGAATCCCTCGACCAGAGCGACAAGGGCTCGGCGAAGGCGATGAGCGTCGCCTACCGCATTGCACTGCTCCAGGTGTTCGCACTCCCGACCGACGAGCCGGACCCCGACGCGTCGTACCACACCCGCGACGGCGTGGGATCAATGTCGGAGAGCGTGGCGAACCTGATCTACGAGACGGTGCCGGACGCGAGCCCGGACCGCCTGGTCTCGTACTGGGAGATCGTCATGGAGCACGCCGCCGCCGAGCGTCCTTGCTGGAACGCGGCCCGCACCTCCGACCAGGGGCCGACCAACACGCAGGTGGCGCCGACCTGGGTGCAGTACTTCGCGGACCGCTTCGCCGAGCTGATCGACGGCATTGAGCGCTGGCAGGACGGCAAGGCCGTCATGGAGGCGCTGGAGGCCGCGAACCTGGGCGGGGCGCTGTCGGGTACCGGCAACGAGCGGAGCGCGCTCACGGTCCGGCTGAAAGCTCGCGCGGACTACCTGAAGGAGCGCAACACCAAGACGTACAACCACGTCATGGAGGAGATCCAGGCCGCGAAGCACCAGGGCGACATCGAGACCGCGATCGGGTGCGCCGAGGCCGCCCAGGAGGCCGACGTGCTCTCCGGCGGGCAGGTCCAGGAGCTGATCGGCGTGGCGCGCGAGCGTGGCGCCAAGCTCCCCCCGGCGCCGGACCCGGCCGAGGTGGAGCGCGAGGAGTACGCCAAGCAACAGGACGAGCTGTTCCACATGCAGCTTGTGAGCGCCGCCGCGACCGCAAAGACCGCCGACGACGTGGCCGACCTGCTCAGCAACGGCCGAGAGCTGCGGCTCTTCGTGGCCTCCAGCGCCGAGGACTACGCCATCGTGCAGAAGGCCGCGTACCGCATCCACGCCGAGGGTCTGATCGACGGCGACCAGCGCGCCGAGCTGGAGAAGACCATCTCCGAGCACGCCCTGATGTCGGGCGTCGAGTACAAGGGATACGACCTGCCGTGAAGAAGACGCTGACCAGGGCCGCCCTCGCGGCGGCCCTGTGCCTCCCGCTGGCCGCCTGCGCGAACCCGCCCATGAGCGGCACCATCACGCACAAGCAGTACTCGGCCGCCTACACCTACGACACGTACCCCTGCATCGCCTACACCACGGACTACTCCACGTACCGCGATAGCCGGGGGAACAGCTACACCACGTCGTCGCAACGCTGCATCGCGTGGGGCGTCCACCACAACTACATGCCCGCGCGGTGGGGCCTCTGCCTGAAGGCCGACCCCGGCGACACCGAGCACGACGCCGAGGGCTGCCACGACGTGGACGAGGTCACATACCGCCGGTACGACGAGGGCAGCCACTACCCGGACCCGAGGTGACGACGTGAGCGACCACCCCGAGCACGACAAGCTGGACGCCCGCCGGGCCGAGCGGGACACGCTGGCCAGCTTCCTCGACTGGACGGACAGCCAGAGCCGGTACGTCGTCGGCCAGTGGGTCGGCGCCGCCGGACACGAAGAGTTCATGCCGATCGGCGACAACGAGCGCGCCGTCATGATCGGGAAGTTCCTTGGGATCGACCGGGACGCGTTCCTGGCCGAGAAGGACGCCATGTACGAGGAGATCAGGAGGGCGAACGATGCCAGCGCCGAAGGGTGAGGGCGTGCGGGTCTCGCGCAAGGCCGACCCGCTGATGAAGTCGCTCCGCGACCTGCGCATCAGCAAAGGCATTACGCAGGCCGAGGTCGCGGAGGCGATCGGCGTCACGGCGGGCATGGTCAGCATGTACGAGAACGGCCGCCGCCAGCCGCTCCTGGTCATCGTGCGCGCGTGGGTGAACTTCCTGGGCTCCCGGCTTGGGCTCATCTCGATCGTGCCCCTGGACCGGGAGGGGAAGCCCGATGTCCCGTAGCCAGGCCGAGGTCTTCGCGCTGATGCTGGCGCACGAGGCCGCCGCCGCCGCGCTCCGCGACGAGCTGGAACACCGCGCCCGCGAGCGACACGAGCGGGACGGTGCTGCGTCGACCGACCGACTGCCGGGCGGGCAGGTGGTCTCGAACCTCACGAAGTCCCACGCCAGCGTGACCGACCAGGAGTCCTTTCTGCTCTACCTGAAGAAGCGCTTCCCGGGCGAGGTCGTGCACCGCATGCAACCGGTCCTGGAGGCGCGCAACCCGAGCTGGGTGAAGAAGCTCCTGGAGGGCTACATGCCCGTGCTCCAGCAAGGGGACGACGGCCTGGACGAGCGCCTGGAGCCGGGCGACACGCGCGGCGTGCGCGACGACGAGGGCACGCAGGTGCCGGGCGTCATCTGGGTACAGGGTGGCGCGTTCCGCTCGATCGGCATCCGCGCGGACGCGGGCCTGAAGGAGGTCCTCGGCGAGGCCGCCGGGCAGTACGCGGCGGGCACCGCAGGGCTGGACGTGTTACGACTGGAGGCGTAAGACCCCTTGGGAGGCGAGCCCCCGAGTCCAGGGCCTACTGGACTCGGGGGCTCCTTCCGTTCAGGTGGAGTTGACAGCGCGGTCAACCGTGCTGTAGTGTCTGGACATACAGAACGAACGGCGAAAGGAGCCCGACATGCTACTCACCTGGAAACTCAGCACCGGCGACCCGGACGGCGACATCGAGGCCACCTTCCGGGGCATGATCTTCGAGGTCATCCGCAGCGGCGCGAGCGCCAAGGCCTACGCCCGTACAGAGGGCGGGTCCGACGACGCCAAGCCCCTGTCGTCCTGGACGACACCCGGCGCCGCCATCGCAATCTGCGAGAACGCGGCATCCGCCCTACCGGCGCCACTCATGGACCTGATCGACAAGTACGCGCAGACAGTGCACCTCGGCAAGCTGAACAGCACGAGCGCGAAGGTCCTTCGCGCCGAGATCGCTCGCCGCGTCGCCGAGCTGAAGTCGAAGGCGGCCGGACGATGATCAGCATCGAAGACCGCGACGGCACCGAGTACGTGATCAATCCCCGGCACATGGAGAGCGCGACGATCAAGTGCGTGGCGGGGTCGGAGTACGCCGACGAGGGCGCCGACGAGGGTGACTCCGTGTGGCAGGTGCTGATCCACCTGCACTCCGGCCGCACGATCCAGATCTTGGTCTGCGGCGACGAGGGGTACAGCGACGCCCGTACGGCGATCGCGCACGCCGAGCAGTGAGAGCGCAGCCAGGGTTGACAACCCTGTCACCCTGGCTGTAAACTCATGGCATACACGTTGAGAGGGAGCATACGATGGACTTCTACGCCGCGCTTGACCTGGTTCAGGACCGCTACGGCTACACCGACGAGCAGATCATGAGCCTCTACGGCAACGACCTGGCCGGGCGCATCGCCACCAACGCCGGGCTCGGCGAGTGGTCCAGCGTCGAAGAAGACCTCTGCTCCATCGGCTACCCCTGCTGAACAGGAGAAACGACATGAGCAACGACACCTGGAAGATCGGTTTCACCCGCGCCCTGATCGACGCGATCGTGCGTGAGGGCGGCGTGGTCCGCAAGGACGGGGGGAGCTTCTACGGCGGGTGGCAGGACTACGAGGTCACACCGGACGTGAGGGCCGAGATCGAGCGCGTCGGCATCGACTACGCCAAGACCACCTGGACGGAGTCCGAGTGGCACGAGTTCATGGGCACCTTCTACGAGGGCGACACCCGCTGCGTCGGCATCGACGCGGAGGTCTCCCTGAAGTCGTCCCGCAAGGGCGGCCGGGGCTACACCTTCCGCTGGCAGGGCAGCGTCTCCGATCTGATCATCGCGGTGGTTCGGTGACCGCCGCCGAGCTGGCCGCGATTCTCGCGACCTACGGGGACACCCCGGTCGAGCTGAACATCGTGTTCGACCGGGGCTCCGACTCGCGATACCGGCGGTACATGGAGATCCGCACCAACGACCGCATTCACATCGAGCTGAACGCCACCAGGGAGAAAGGGGTCACGTCATGCTCAATCACGGCGTACGCAAGCGGCCTGCCGCAGGAGATCCGCTAGACCTGCCGGGGCGTGACGTCGAGCGCATCACGACCTGCCTCCAGTTCATCCGCTTCGCCAGCAAGCATGGCCTGCGACTGGACTGGCACGAGCCGGACGAGCAGGGCATCACGGCCCGCGTCGTCGGCACGCCGCTCGATTTCGATAACGCCATGGCGCCGGGCGAGGTGTACGGCCAGTGGTCCGGGGTCGATCAGATGGAGCTGTGCGTGGTCTTCTCCGAGCTGGACGAGGAGGACGGCAAGCGCGTTCGCGGCCGGGATCTGGCCGTGGTCAACCTGGCCTCGCTGTGTGCGTGGGCCACAGGAGGGAGATGCCATGAGCATGAGTAGGGAGCAGATCGAGGCGTTCATCACGGACGCGATCAACGGAATCGTTCCCGACCGGACGCGCGGCGGCCAGGCCGTGGCCTCGGTCGTCGAGTCCATCACGAACCACTGGGAGCAGGACCGGCAGGACGCCCGCGACGAGAAGCACGAGCCGTGCATGGGCCCGTGCTGCGGGGGCCGGATCTGATGACCGGTGACTTCATCACGCTCCAGCCGTCCGAGCGGGTGGACAACATCACCCGCGACGGTCACGAGCTGACACAGCTTCCGTACCCGTTCCACGTGGACGAGTCCGGGGCGGTCCTGCGGCAGGACTTCTGGCAGGGCCGGGTTCACAGCGTCATCGGGTTCCAGCGCAAGCTGGACCGCCAGGTCATCGACCTCCTCTGGTCTGAGGTCTGGGCGGATCCGACACTCGCCGTGAACATGTACGTCATCACGTCCGACAGCCACGGCCGGTGGAGCGTCCACACGGGCGCGCTCAAGTCGGCCACGAAGCACCACGAAGGGAAGCACGTGAGCAACGAGAACAGCACCACCTGGACCTGCGCCGATGAGGCCGCCGCCCGCATCGAGCTGGGCGACGAGCAGCACGCCGAGGCCCTGCGCCAGGCCGAGCAGCGCGGCGTGCTCGTGAACGACCTGCCGATCTACCACTCGGCGTGCCGGATGCACCAGAGCGCCGCCGGGCTGTCGCCGATGGGTGACCGGCTGTGGAACGGCCGCAGGTTCAGCCTGTAGTACAGACGCAGAAGAGCCCGCCCCAGCCTTCAACTGGGGCGGGCTCTTCGCGTTCGCCGGTCAGCCGGTGGCGCGCTCAACCGCCGGGGCCACACCGGACGGCTTCCACGCCCAGTGATAGCTGGCGTACGAGAACGTCGCCACGAGCACCAGCGAGCCCACGACGTCGTGGGCGTTCCACTGCCCGGTCAGGTAGACCGTGACCGCCGACGCCACGATGCACAGCAGCGCCGACACGACGAGCTTCACCGCGCCGGGCCAGATCTGCCGGTTGACGGCCGCGATGAGCAGCGGCAAGAAGACACCGACCAGCATCGACCAGCGGTCCACGGTGGTCAGCAGGTCGGTCACCGTGCCCCCCGGGTTCACGACGCGTCGCCCTTCAGCGCCGAGCCGAGCACCTGCCGGACCGCTTCGGCCAGGGCCGGGATGTCCTTCGAGGTGAGCGGGTTGGAACCCGCCGCCACCAGGTGATCCGCGATGTCCTCGGCCAGGGCGTCCAGGGCGGTCTCCGACATCCCCGCGCCCTGCGCGAAGGTCGCCGCCTGCATCATGTCGTCCACCGTGGCGCAGGACACCAGCGGCACGCCCGCCTTGTCCATCGCCGTGTTGAGCGTCGGCCCGATGTGATTGTGGTCGCCCAGGCCGGTGGCCCCGTTCGTCAGATACACGCCCCCGTTGCCGTAGTCCTTGCTGGCCTTGGGGTCGGCCAGGATGAGTCGGATCATGCTCACTTCCTTCGCTGCGGGCGCGGCCGGTGCCACGCCGCCGATGAGCTGGGCGAAGTCCGCCAGGGTGCCCCGGAACAGGTTGGCGTCGCAGGTCGGCTGGCGGCCGATCGTCGCCGAACTGGAGTACTGGAGGATCGTTGGGGTGCGGCCGGAGTAGGCCGCCCACTTCGCGCTGGTGATCTTCCCCGCGAGGGTCCGGAAGTCGCCCGAGCCCGAGACGTAGTTGGACGCCCAGAGCGGGTCTGGCTGCGGCACGTCGTCGCCGTAGGCCCACTTGGGCGCGTAGTGGATCGTCGCCTTGCCGGTGCGCTTGCGCAACTCGGCGCACATCGCGGCGCCGGTCGCAGCCGAGACGCTGTCGTACGTCCACTTCTCCGTGTCGACCTGCCAGAACCAGCCCGGGAAGGTACGCCACCACGGGGTCACCTGGTCGGCGTAGGCGATGAGGTAGGCCGCCTGAGCGGCCACAGAGGGCCCCGGCGTCCTCGGGACGACGTACGCCGCCAGGAACGGGATTCCGGCCGCCCTGGCGGCGTTCATGGCCGCCGCCGGGTGGTGTTTGGTGCTGGTCGATTCGGTGTACTTGTGCGTGAAGAAGTCGATGCCCGCCGCCCGCGCCGCCGCCATGTCCATGGGGCCGCGATCGTGGTCGAAGTCGCTCGCGTCCCACCCGTAGAGCACCATCCGGACTCCCTCCTGTCTCCTGGTCCGACGATACGCTGTGCTGCCACGATGGTGCGATAGGCTGACGCTCAGTGACCACGGCCGATGCCCTTTGGCCGTGTTCACGTCTACTTGGGGGAGAAACGCGTGGACCTTCAGCCCTGGATGGCCCAGCTCGGCCTGGGTGGCGCGGCCGTCGCCCTCTTCCTCACGGTGGGCAAGTCGTACATCAACTACATCGGCCGCCAGGTCCAGGAGATGCGCGTCAGCCACCGCGAGGAGATCGAGCGGCTCACGCAATCCTGGGAGGCCCGGCTCGAAGATGCCAGGCGAGCAGCCACGACGTGGGAGACTACGGCCAACAGGTGGCAGGAAGCCGCGAGTGAAGACCGCGCCCAGGTGGGCAAGTTGATGGCCATGAACGAGACCACCGTGGCGCTCTTGACCGCCCTCCGGGAGGAGCAGATGCGCCGATGAGGTGGCTGAACAGGCTCCTGCGCCGCACGATGAATCATGAGCAGCGCGAGGAGCGCCCGATGCAGGCATCGACCGTGAGCCCCAGCGCCGAGACGCGGCGCGCCGAGCGGGCCGCCGAGGACGCCGCGCTTCACCTCCAGGAGAGCCGTAGCCGCCGGTACACGGTGGACGCCCGCGCGCGCCAGGTCGTCCTGCTGACCGAAGAGAACCACTTCGCGGAGCTGATCCGCGACGCCTTAGGGAGGAACCGGTGACCGCCCGGACCATTACCTACCTGGTCGAGTTCGTCGCCCTGTTCCTGGTCTGGACCACGTTCACGATCAGCTACCACGTCGTGAGCCGGGGCGCGTGGCGCAAGACGCCGACCGGGCGCCACCTGATGTCGATGGGCGCCAGCCTCTCGGTCATCGGCGCGCAGATCATCGCGAACCTCTTCCTGGGCGAGTACCCGGGCCGGTTTGCGGTCGGCATCGTGTTGTACGGCAGCCTGGTCCTGGTCGGCGTCCGCCAGCTCTTCCTGTTGCTGCACGCCCGACGCCAGCGGGACCTGGAGGAGCGCGGGGAACGCTCCTCCGCTACGAGGTGACCCGCACGCCCTTCAGGCCGACCAGCGCCACGTTCGAGCCCGCGCCGCCGAGGTGTTGCACCATCACCTCCACGTAGTCGGTGTTCGTCGGCATGTTGACCATGCCGGACACCATGAGCTTGTTGACCAGCGCGTTGGTGCCGGACCAGTACGAGCGCCGGGCCACCGCCGTGGTGCCGTTGCGCCGGATCGAGATGACCGCCTTGCTCCAGGAGGTGCTGGCCAGCGACCGGGCGAACGCGGTGAACAACCACACCCCCGTGAGGTTGCCCACGGAGAAGCGCGTCGGCGTGCCGCCGCCCGCGTTGATCAGGTTGTCGGTGTCCCACAGCTCGCCGTCGAACGTGATCACCGTGTCGGTGGTCACCGGGATCGACTGGTTGGCGTTGCGGAAGGCCGCGCCGTCGCCGCGTTTGAGCGCCAGGTTCCGCTTCGTGTCCTCGCCGTCGAGCTTGGTCGCCAGCGCGTCGGCCAGGTTCTTGGTCGACACGTCCGTGATCGTCTCGTCCACCCACGGGTAGGGCAGGGCCTGCGAGTTCGTGGTGCCAGCCATGTCAATTCCCCGAGGCCAGGCGCGTCGCCGTGACGAACGTGCAGTTTGTGTTGACGGTCAGCGTCGAGCTGGCGTTGTGGAAGACGTACGGCTGAAGCCACGTGGTGCCGTCCAGGTAGACCACCATCGAGAAGTTCAGGTTGGTGTCCCCCGTGGAGTCGACCTCCTCGGTGCGCCAGGCCTCCAGGGTGGCGAAGTTGCCGCTCGGGCCGGTGCCGAGGTGCCGGACCTCCATCAACCTCCGCAGGCTGCCCACGGTGCCGCTCGGGACCGTGGAGAGGCAGACGGTGTAGTAGTACCACCCAGCCAGCGCCACGGACGGCTGGACCACCTGCGTGCCCGTGAGGCCGCCCTTCGACACCACCTGCGTATCCATGAGCACGCCGGAGAAGTCGTTCGCCACCAGGCCCGTGACCGGGTTGGTCAGGGTCATGATCAGCGTGGGCTTCGCGAGTTGAGCCGCCCACGCCGTATCCAGGCCGTCCAGTTGGTAGTCCGCCCGCTCGGCGAGGAGCTGGAGATCGAGCGCGCCGTTCCCCCGCTCGTTGGCGCTGGACGGGTACGGGAACCGCTGGAGCCGGGTGTAGGAGGTCACAGGTCACGCATCCAGAACAGGTAGAACCGGGCGTAGTCCACGCTGATGAAGTTCGGGCAGGTAGTGCCCGTGGTGGAGGGGAACATGAAGACCGTCGAGTTGTTCCCCGACACGCGGATCTCCGACTCCACGTGGCATTCGGCCTCGCCCACCACGCCGTCGTGCGCCTGGTTGGTGTCCGTCGAGCCGCTGGCGTTCGTCGAGCCGATCGCCAGGAAGAGCGTCCCCGTACCCGCTGAGCAGGCCAGGCCGTTGACCACGTGCAGGTAGCCGCCCGCCCGCCAATAGCCGTTCTGCAAGATTGGGACGTTCTTGGAGTTGACTGTGAGATCCACCATGCCCGCCGTGTCGACGAGCACCGTATCGAAGGAGACCAGTTCGTCCCCGGGCGAGAAGCCCGAGGTGGGGTAGTCCCGCTGGATCGTCTGCTCCAGTACGACCAGCGGCACGTTCTGGGCGCGCAGCAGGTCGGAGGCGTGCGCGTTGAAGCGGTCCTCCAGCGCGTTGGCCAGGTTCCGCTGGTGCGACCACTGATCAACCACCCGGTCCCCGCTGGTCGGGTAGGGCAGGTTCTGGGTTGCCGTGACGCCGGTCATCTACGCCTCGCTGTTGTGCTCGCCCGTGTACGTGATCGACGCGGTTACGGTCGTGCTCGGGTACGTCGTCTCCAGGTAGTCCTTGACGGCCGCGACGGCGGCCTCCAGGGCTGACACGGAAGCGTCCCTGGAAGAGGGGATACCGAAGCTGGGAGTGGCCAGGTCGACCACGATCGATCCGCTGATCGGAGCCCCGAGGAACGCCGTGGACACCTGCGCCCGCACGTCGGAAGCTGAATAGTTGTCGGTCGGCACGCTCACGTTGTCCTCCTACTTGGTCGGGATGAAGGAAGTATCTCCGAGGTCGACCACGTACATGTAGGCGCGCCGGGTGAGCCCGTTGTCGGTGACGGTGACGGTGCCGGTCGTCTGGCAGGTGACCGCCACGTTTATGTTGCGCGCCGCTCCGCCGTACACGCTGGCCGGGAGCACGGCTTCGATGTTCAGCCATCGATTCGTGTTCGCAGGGGCCTGTTCGACCCCGATCCACTGGCAGATCTGCTGCGGCGAGGGGATCGTGTTCTCCCACACGTCCACGATGATCCCCGTGGTGGTGGCAGAGCCGGTCCAGTTGAACCCGAGCCGCACCAACACGTGGTGGTTCTCCGGGTGGTAGTAGTCCAGCTCCATCTTGGTCAGGTCCACCGTGACCCCAACCGCCGAGGAGGCCATGACCGAGCCGTCGCCGGTCGTCACGAAGCCCGCCAGCGTCGAGCCAGTCACGGCCGGACCGGGGCCGGTCAGATCGGTGCGCTCCCGGGTGCCAGGGCCGATCGTCCGACCCATGATCAGCCAGGAGTCCTGCGTTTTCATCAGCGCCACGGCGTCGCCGATCGCGGGCGAGTAGCTGTCCAGGTGGGCGGCCAGCACGTTGCCCTCCGCCACGTCCACGTTGACGCCCGCCGCCGAGACTGCCGAGACCTTGCCAACGCGCAGGTCGGACGGGTTCTGCGTCTTGTCCTGCGTCTGGGTGGAGAGGTTGCGCGGGCCGGGCGGCGGCAGCAGCAGAGGGCTAGACATCGATGTCCTCGCTTCCGCCGGTTACGAGCCCGCGCCCGTCGATCTGCATCGTGTCCCCCGGGTCCAGGGGCATCGAGAAGCCCGCCGCGATCTGCGTCCAGGTGTGCCCCCGGTAGTGCACCTCCAGCACGTCGCCCAGCTCGATCGAGGCGTCCGCAATGCAGGTGATCTGGAGCGACTCGGACAGCGCCTTGGACTGGCGCAGCGTCGTCTTGGCCGCCGTGTAGGCCGCGTTCTGGCTGGGCGCCTGCGTCACCCGGAGCTGGAGCGTCTTGCGGCCGAACGCGCCGTTCACGTAGGTGGGACTGGCCGGGTCCAGGTCCCGCACGGCCGCCGAGAAGGGGTCGCCGCCGTCCGTGTTCTCCGAGGAGACGACCACCTCGGAGTAGACACCCTCCTCGGAGCGGACCGGGTAGGCGCTGATCAGCGTGCCGTCCACCGCCGTGCCCTCGGCGCCCGAGGCGAGGACGAGCGGCTGGATCGAGGGCGTCACAGTCCACGGAACCAGGCGCATCACGAATCGGCCATCCGCGAGCGGGTACCAGAACGAGCTGGCGATCTTGGCCAGGCCGTCCAGCGCCGCCCCCCGATCCGTGTCGTACGACAACTCCGGCACGGTCTCCGTGATCGCGTCGAACGGCCCGAACGTGGCCAGCGGGTAGGCGCCCTCCACCAGCCGCTTGAACTCGGCCGTGACGAGCGAGCCGACGCCCGCCCGCGCGGGGGCCGCGAAGCCCGCCCCGACGACCTTGCCCGCGAGGTCCTTGGCCTCCACGGTCGCGGTGCCGTTGCCGCGTGGCGAGACCTTCGTGATCGGCCCCGAGAACACGGGGAACTCGTCCACGTCGCCGGACCCGTACCGGATGCCCCGGTACATCTTCAGGTGGTTCCCGTACGGGTTGAGCAGGTCGTCCGGCTCGAAGGGGTACAGCCACTCCGGCACGGTGATCGACGCCGTGCGGGCCACCCGGCTCTGGAGCGTGCAGCGCACCGAGCCCGACAGGAAGACCGGCACCTTGCGGTTGATCGCGTCCGGGTAGACGTCGTATCGGTTCAGCTCCTCGACCGGCACGCCGTTGCGCCACACCTCCACCCGGGCATAGGCCGCGTGCGGCATGGCCAGCGCGGCGCGGTACCCCGGGTTGTTCGCCTTGATCATGTCTTCAGGCTCCCCTGGAGGAGCTGTTGCCACGTCGCCGAGGCCGCCGACGCCTGCGCATAGGTGCCGTACTTGGTCTCGTCGGCGTAGCGCGCGCCGAGCACGCCCTCAGCGGGCCCGTACGGCGCCTGCACGCGCGTGAAGTTGGTGCTGAACACCCGCCAGGTCAGCGTCATGTCCGCGCCGAGCCGACCGAAGTCCAGGTCGTCGTACAGCCCATAGCGCTGGGCCACGCCGTACTTCGCGGGCACCTGGAGCAGCAGGGGCGCGCCGCTGGCGTGCACCGCCTCGATCCGGTCCCGGTCCGCGAGGGTCGCCGTGGCGATGCGGTCCGCGCCGCGCGAGGATTTGCGGGTGGCGAAGATCCCGATGCCGGTGGTCCGGTCGGGAATCTCCTGGAGGGTGGCGTCAGCGGGCCGCGAGCGGTCGCCCTCGCCCAGCCAGACGCAGGTGGAGGGGCTGGAGCACTGCCGGACCTCGGAGAGGTCGATCGACAGCGGCACGCTGGCCCAGGGGTGGAGCACGTCCTTCCACCACCCCTGGCCGGAGGACTGGAGCACCACGGCCGCACTGTCCACAGTGGATAGTGCAGTGGTCGCGTAGACCTCGTCCGCGTACAGCACGCCGGTGCTCGGCGGGGATCCCGCGAAGAGCACGACCACTCGGGCCTTCGCCGTGGTGGCCGGTGCTGCGCCGGACACCGAGTAGCTGCCCCACGTTCCCGCGCCGGGCCAGAGGTCGGCCGCCGTGCCGGTCGTCGAGATGAAGACCGAGCCCGAGGTGTACCAGTTGATCGCGACGCCGATGCCGCCGGACCAGGCGGCGGGCACCATGAGCCGGGCCGTCGCCGTGTACGTGGTGCCCACGGTGGCCGGGAACTCCTCGGAGGCCGCCACGTACTGCGGGCCGGTGCCGCCCACGGGGGTGAGCTTGAGCGACGCGTTGCCGGTGCCGGGCGCGTAGTAGTCCGTGGACTGCGACACCGTTCCGTTGGACACGACGTTGCCCGCGCCGGAGATCCACTCCTCCACGTTGGACTCGAAGGACCCGTTGCGGTTCAGGGCCACCATCGTGCGGTAGCTGACCGTGGTGTCCAACGGCGCTTCGTAGTCGTACACGACCGCTTTCGAGTGCGACAGCAACGCGAGGCCGCCATCCCGGATCAGCGTGGCCACCCCGTTGACCACGCGGTAGACCCATGCGGCCGGAGCGTTCGGGAAGTCACTCCAGTCGATATCGAGCCGCACCGCGCCGATGGCCGGTACGACTGTGGGTGTGATCGAGCCCATCTCTCTCCTACGTCCTCGGACCGAACGCCAGCTCGGACCCCTGCGTGTCCAGGGCCTCGTCCACGGTCATCTGCACG